CCCGTACCCGGACCCGTCCCCGTACCCGGACCCGTCCCCGGACCCGTACCCGGACCCGTACCCGGACCCGTCCCCGGACCCGTCCCCGGACCCGGACCCGGACCCGGACCCGGACCCGGCTACGGGTCCGGTTGCGCTCAGGCCGCCCATTGGGCGGCCTCGATCTTCTCCACGGCTTCGGGAGTGCAATCGATGATCTCGATTGCCTCGGTGAGGGTGATGTTGACGGGGGCGCCGACCTTGGACAGTTTGGCGTCCAGGCCCGCGGTGGCGACCTCGGACAGGGTCCAGGCGCCATACCAGCGCCAGATACGGCGCGACCGTTCGAGCGTGACTTCCTTGCCCTCACGGGCGGTCAGATAGCCGAAGTGCACGCCCGCGCTATAGGTGCGGACAAGCACGGGCTTGGGGTTGGGGTGGGTCATGGTCTGCGCGGCTCCTCTATGGTTGCGCGGTTTGTCCGGCCCGTTCGGGCGGATTTCTGGCCTTATCGGGCCTTGAGGCGGTTCATCAGGGCGCGGGCGCCTTCGAGGGCGATCCAGGCGCCCAGGAAGGCCGTGGCGGCGAGGCAGAGGGCGAACAGGTCCAGGGCGGTCATGGTCAGGCCTCCTCTTTCTGGCGGGTCGCGGCGACCCCGCTGATCGCGGCCAGCAGCTCCACCGCGTGCAGGGCCTGGGTGCGCGCGTCGTCGAGGGCGTTGTGGAACACGCCGACGCGCGGGGGCGCGGGCACGTCGCGGCGCAAGTTCTTGAGGGTGCGGAAACACCGGCTGTTCCAGTGGTCCCAGGGCGGCGGCAGGCCGACCGCCTTGCAGGCATAGGCGATGATGGCGTTGTCGAAGTCGGCGCCATTGCCCCAGACGCGCACGGCGTCCCGGCCGCCGAAGCGCGCGAGATAATGCCCGAATTCCATCAGGGCCAGGGTCAGGGGCCGGCGGCGCAGATCGGTCTGGCTGGCGGTCAGCACCGACTGGGCCTCGGCGCTTTGCCGGTTCCACCAGTCGCGGGTGCTCTGGTCATAGCGCAGGCCGGCGCAGATGCAGCTGTCCCGGTCGATGGTGGTGTAGAACCCTTCCGGATCCGTCCAGCCGCTGGCGGCGTCGAAGGCGACCGCGCCGATCGACAGGGGCACACAGCCGGCGCCGTCGCCCAGGGTCTCCAGATCGACCATGACATCGCGGGCGACGCTCATTGGGTCCTCGCCGCGATCGTCCGCTGGCGCCCATCGAAGGGCATCGGGTCTTCCAGCGCCTCAAGCGTTGGCCCGAAGATCTCATTCAGACCGAGCGTAGTCGTCACGAGGGCGCCAGGCTCCGCCGGCGCCATCATCGCGCTGTCATTGTATCGGATGGAGGTGTGATTTTTCGGGTAGCGCCGAACGACCAACTCGGTGATTTGCCCACGGTGGCGCAGCCAATCATCTGCCGTCGTAGTCGCACAACCAAGTAATTCGGGCGATTCGACCGAGCACGAAGTCGCGGTCTGGATCAACGCCAGCGCCAGCACGTCTCTCTTCGAATATTGCGTGGAGCGCCCTTTAACGCCGAACTTAGCATCAAAGTTCAAAAGCCGCCCGCGGCTAGCCCATGCGGCGATCGTGGTTGTCGAAACTCCGGCCGCATATGACGCCTCCCGGCTCGTCCAGATCGTCTTTTGCTCCGTGGCGTTCGTCATCGATTCCTCCAGCTAATAGTGATCAGGATCAGTCCGCCGCCGATGACGATCGCGGCGATGGCCTGGGGAAAGGACCGGGCGCCCGGGGCGCCGATGATCAGGACCCAGCCGGCGCAACTGATCGCGAAGGTAGCGACCCGGGGGGTGTTCAGGGTGTGTCCGCGCGTCCGGCGGCGCGGCCGGGCGAGGCGGCTGCTGGCGATGGGCATGGGCGTCGCGTCCCGGAGGGGGTTGGACTTGGGGCGGTCGGCCGGGGTCATGAGCGGCCTCCGTCGCGGTCGATGTCGTCGGTCAGGCCGCCGACCGCGAGCCAGACCCGCCAGCCGATCAGGGCCACGACGGCGATCAGGGCGCCGAAGATGATGAGGGTGACGATCATGCCGAGGCCTCGCCCAGGAGGTCGGCATAGGCGGCGCGCAGGGCCTGGGCCGGGCGGCCGAGCTGGCGGCCGATATGCGCCCAGGACACGCCGGCGCGGCGGCGGTCGGCGACGAAGGCCGCATCCGGATCGGCGAGGGCGTGGCCGTTATAGAGTTCGGCCAGGGCGTGGTGCTGGGCAGGGTCGGGCCGTTCCCAGGGATTGGCGGGGCCGCGGCGCGGGGGCGGGGACAGGAGGGCGGCGGCGACGCGCGGCGCGAACCGGCCGCCGGGGGGTGTCCAGGGACCGGGGACCCGGTCACGGCGTTTCAGCTCGGTCGAGATATCGACATAGGCCGAGCGGGCGGCGGCCAGGAAGGTCGCCTTGCGCTGGGCGCGGGCGAAGGCCAGGCGCTCGGGACTGACCTGCAGGACCCGGTGCAGGGTGAGCGGGGGCTGGCGGCAAGCCTGGCCCAGGGCCTCGGCGGCGGCGACCAGGGGGCGGCCAAAGCGTCCGCCCTCGAACACCCGATCGGGGTTGATGCGATGGCATTTGGCCGATGCGGCGATGGCCAGGGTCAGCAGCAGCGCGTCGAGCGGGATCGGGTCGAACAGGTCGAAGGGTTGACGGTCGTGTCCTGGGGCGTCCATGGGTCAGGCCTCCTGGGGCTGGGTGGCGAGGGCGCGGTTGGCGTCGTCGATCAGGGCCTCGGCCAGGACGGTGATCTGGCGGACCTCTTCCGGTTTCAGCTTGCGCGAGCCGGCGTTGCGCACGGCGTGCGCGGCGTCGCGCAGGGCGTTGGCCATGTGGCGGACGAGGGTCGGGCTGATGGGGGTAGGGCTGATGGAGGCCGGGGCTGCGTCGATCTTGATCAGGGCGTCGGGGTCGCCGCCGGTGATGGGCGAATAGCCATCGTCTTCCGGATCGGCGTCCTCGGCCGGTTCCATAGGATCTGGGTCCCGGCGTTCGCCGGGATGAGCGGTTTCAATGGCGGGGGTGGTTTCCTCGATCGTGTCGGCGAGGGCGCCGTCGTTGAGCCACGCGGTGTGATACCGGTCGCCGAGGTCTTCCAGGCCGTTGGCGGCATAGAAGGCGACGAGGGCCTGTTCATCGACCCGGGTGGTGTCGGCGTCATAGGCGTTGGCGCGGAGCCAGTCTTCGCCGCGGGGGGTGATGGCGGCCAGGGGCGTGGGGCCGACCGGCATGAACATCAAGAGGCGATCATAGATCATGTCCTGGGCCAGCCTGTCCTTGTAATGGTCGGGGCGGACCGGCGCGGCCCAGATCCCGCCGGGGCGCTCTACGCCGTCGATGGTGATCTTGCGGGCCAGTTCGAACAGGACCACGGCCTTTTCGGGGGGCAGGTACTGGCCGAGGGGCTTTGGCGCGGGCTTGGGGGCCTGTGCGTCCTTCGAGGCCCGCTGCGCGGGCGCCTCAGGATGAGGTGCTGGGGCGGAAGTGTCGTCATGCTCGGGCGGCGCGGCGGCGATCTCGGGCGCGTTCAGTTCGGGGGTCAGGTAGCGGCCCTTGGGGATAGTGTCGGCCCGGAGGTCGCCGATGACGGCGGCGCGCAGGCGGCGCACGACGGTGATGTCGGTATAGTAGTTGAGCTGGCCCAGCCATTTGGTCAGGTCGTCGGTCTGGGGCGTCACGGCGAACATGGCCGCGCCCTCGAACTTGAACCGGATCAGGCCGCGATCGGACAGGGTGATCAGGGGTCCGGGGACCGGGCGCGCGTGAAGCGTGGTGACGAATTCCAGGGCGTCGGTCTCGATATCGGCCGCGTCGATCAGCTCGATCAGGGCGCAGGCCAGTTTCGGCGTCAGGTCGAGCGCCGGGCGTTCGCGCTTGTTGCCGACCAGGAAGCGGCACTGCTCGACGCTGAGATGCTGCCTGTCCTCGCGCGGCAGGCGGGCGCGGTCCTTGGCGGCGGCGTCGAGTTCGCGGGCGAACTGGATCAGCTCCTGGATGCTGCGCTTGCGCCGGCCGCCCTTGCCGACCAGCCGCTCGATCGCGCCGGCGCTGCGGTTCATCGGCGGCAGGGTCAGGCGCAGATACCATTCGGCCTCGTCCATCCAGTGCATGTCTTCGCGCTGGAGGTTCTCGACCCCGGTGATCTCGATCACCTGCTCGTCGGTCAGGGTCTCGATGCGGACAGGGATGGTGAAGTCAGGCGGAACCCAGCCCTGGGCCATGGCGTGGCGGCAGGCGCGCAGGCGGCGTTCGCCCAGCACCAGCTCGAACATCTCGTCCTGGTCGAGATCCGGGGCCGGGCGCACAAGCACAGCCTGGAGCAGGCCCTTGTCGGCGATCGAGCGCGCCAGGTCCTCGATCGCCTCGGGATCGTACTGGGTGCGCGGGTTGAGGCCGGAGAACAGGATGCGGCGCGGGCCGATCTGGGCCGCCCCGACGGCCGCCGGCTCGGCGTTGCCCGCGAACAGGTCCAGGGCGGCCAGGGCGCGGCGCCCGGCCTCGGTCAACTCGACCTGATAGGAGGCGTCGCCGGTCTTGGCGGTCAGGCCGGCCTCGGCCAGACGGTCGAGGCTGCGGTTGATGTTGTTGGCGCCCATGCCGGCCGCGTCGGCCATGGAGCCCAGGCCGTTGTGTGGCCCGGCGGCGATGGCGCGCAACAGGCCGGGGTTCTTCACCGCGACGTCGGGGAGGGTCTCGGTCATGGCCGGTCCTTGATCGCCGCGCGATAGGCGGCCAGGTCGTAGAGCTGGAAGTGATCGCTGGACGGGGCCTCGGCCTGGGGGCGCTGGCCGGCGATGGCGCGGATGCGGACCATGGCCTCGACCCAGTCGACCAGGCCGACCAGGGTGCGGAAGGAGGCGGCGCTATCGACCTCCAGGCTGACGCCAAAGGCGCGTTCCAGGGCGATCAGGGCGTCGGCGAAAACCTCCGCGCCATAGTCGATCAGGGCCGCGTCCCATTGCGGCGGCGTGGGCAGGGCGCCGGCCAGGGCGGCGCAGATGCGGCTGCGCAGGGGCTCGGCGGCGGCGTGAGGGGTGGCCGCGAGCGGGGGGCTACCCGGGATTGGGCTTGGTTCGCCGGTTTTGGGGGGCATGGGGCGTCTCCAGTCGCAGGACTCGCGGCCGACGCAATTGATGGAATGAAACGGTTGTGATTGTCAACGACAGGAAACAAAAAAGTTTCACAGACGTTTTCAGAACCGCTTTGGGGCTGAAAAAATGTTGCGCATCCCATGAAACCACCCGTGCGTTGACGTGGCGCAACAGTGGGGCCAAGCTTTTTCGGATCGTGGAGGGCGGGGATGGTCAGGCTTGGGCTTTGGGTCGCGGTTCTGGCGGTTTCAGGGGTGGCCACCGCCGCGCCTACGCCCCCCGCGCCGGGCGGCGCCATCGCGATTTTCGGTGTCGATCTGGGTGCGCCCCTGACCCTGCCGCAGTGCGCCGACCCGAACCCGCTGAAGGTCGATGCGACCTGTTGGACCTATGAATTCCCGCCGATAGAAGGCATTCCGCCGACGGCGACCCAGTTCGAGTTTCGCGCCCTGCACTTCCCCAACGGGTCGGCGCTGGGGTCCGACATCACCGCCATGGTTCCGGCGTCGGGTGAGGTCAAGTTCATCACCCTGGCCACGGCCGGGGTCAGCGACCAGGACTATGTGCTGGCTCAGCTGACGGCGAAATTCGGCAAGCCGACGCAGCTCCAGCATGTGTCGGTGCAGAACCGCATGGGTGCGGCCTATGTGGTGATTCGGGCGGTCTGGGACCTGCCGTCATGCTTCGTCCAGTTCGACGCCGACGGCAGCGATGGCGGCGCGGCGGAAGGCTCGATCGATAAGGGCTGGGTTTCAATCACGACCCGCAAGACCCATGACGAGGATGCGGCGCGGCAGCGCAAAGCCCTGGGTTCGCGGCAGCCCCTCTAGGGCGTACTGGGCCTCAGTCCCCGACCATGCGCACGGCATAGACCCCGACCACCATGGCGGCGGGGAATTCGACGCCGGCGGCGGGGTTCAACTGCTGGACGTGTACGGCCAAGCCGGTGCGCTGGATGAATTCATAGACGTGCAGGCCGCCGTCGCGGGTCTCGACCACGCAGATCTGCCGTGGGCGTGGGGGCATGTTGCGGTCGAATATCAGCAGCTGGCCCGCCGCAATGCGGGGATTGAGCCGGTCATCGGCCATCAGCAGCCGCCCTGTGGTGGGCGCAATCAGCCAGCCGAAGTCGACGGTCGCGCCCGGCCGCTTGCTGTCATAGACCAGGGCGCCCCCGTCGCCGGGCTCGGCCCGGGTGCGGTTGAGAACCGGCATGATGAAGCTGCGGGCGTCTTCCGATGCGCCAAGTATGGGCCGTGGCGCGGCGTGAAGGATCTCATTGGCCTCGTCCTCGCCGCTTTCGAGGCGCGCGGCCTCGGCGATCAAGTCGTCCGGGGTGAACCCCAGGGCGGCGGTCAGCTTGCGCTGGGTCGAGGGCTTGTGGATGCCCGAGCGTTCGCCCCTGGCGTAATAACCCCAGTTCTGGCTGGTCCAGGGATGGGGGTGGACATCGTCGGCGGCCTCGGACTGTGTCTTTCCCGATCGCGCGCGCAAGGACTCCAGGGCGCGGCCCAGCAGCCGCGTTTCATCATCACCTTTATTCCGAGGCGCCATCCAACGAAGATTGATGAGTGAGGCATTCTGGTCCAGCGACATTTGTACACAGGTATCAGCAAACGCGCGCGTTGACAAATACAACAAAAACATTTCATTCATGGCGCCATGGACGCCACATTAACCAAACCCCTGCCGCCCTTGCCGCCGATCGTCCGTCGCCCGAAGTGGGCGGTGTTCCTCTATGAGCGGGCTCTGGTCATCGACCAGGTCGCGCCGATCATCGGGGTGTCGCGCGAATACGTGCGCCAGCTGGGTCTGCCGTATGACCATCCCCAATGGCGCAAGCCCAAGCCACGCGAAATCGAGCTGATCGAGTCCTGGACCGGCGGCCTGATCACAGCTGAGGACTGGGAGCGCCCGGCCGACCTGGATCTAAAGTGATGGTGGGCGCCTATCCCATGGCCCGGGCGGCCAGGGCCATGCGCGAGAGCACAGGGCCAAACCGTTTGATGGCCTCGCGCAGGGCTTTGCGCGCGTCCTTGCTGTCCGGACTGAACGGCGCGCCCGGCGCGTCGGCACAGCCGGATATGGCGTCCCAGTGTCCCAATACCGTATTTATCCTCTCTGGCGTCAGTGATCCATCCGGGTCCAGGCCCAATTCCATGCGCATTTCTGTCATCAGATGTAGAATTGCGAAACAGAATACCGTCTCGAAACCCGCGACGGACTCGCGCGGTTCTTCATTATGCTCTTTAGGCACTCGACTGTTCCCCAACTGCTCGACGGCGACGTCTTCGCTCGACCCATTCATCAACAAGCCTTTCCGTAAGCTTTGCAATTGGCGCGCTTGCGGCGGAACGCCGCACCTGAACTTCAGGTCGCAGACCTATCACCCAGTTTGGGCGCTGTCATGACCCGCGCCCACCGCTTCTCCTCCCGGGCGCAACCCGGCGCGCCGCCGGCCCTCGGCCCGCGTCTGGGTCGTGAGGCCTGGGCGCGGGCGGTGGATCAATGCCTGCGGCTGAGCGGCGTGGCCGCGGCGGCGAGCGAGGCGTTCGGCGCGCGGACGGCGGTCGAGGTCGGGGGCGAGCACGCCCAGCTGGTCGGGGCGCTAAAAGTGCTGTCGGTGGAGAGTTTCCCGGTCGAGACCTGGAGCGCGCGGGAGATCGCCGGGGCCTTTCTGAAGCTGGCCCGCGCCTTTGTCCGGCCCGAAATGGCGCCCGAGGCGCGCACGGCGTGCGCGGCCTTCCTGCATGCCGGCGCCCAGGCGGTCGAGGACCTGCTGGTCGCGCGGCGCGACGCCGACGCCGCCGGCTGGCGCGGCCGGTTCGGCGAGCGGGAGGATTGATGGATGGCCTATAAGAGCCCGACCGCCGGTACGCGGCCCGACCTGTTCACCGCCGATATCATCGCCTCCGCGCTGGTCGTCGCGGCGCGCCTCTATGACGTGCCGCCGCAATTTGTGATGGGCGACTGGCGCGGCGCGGCCAAGGCTCGCATGGCCGCCGCCGGCGCCCTGTTCGATCTGCACGCCGCGACGGGACGATCCTTGGCGCGCGTGCTGCGTCTGGCCCAAGTGACCAATGTCTATCCGTCCTCGCGGTCGGCCAAGCGCATCGACGTCAATGTCGTCGCCCTGATCAAGATCGCCGTGCTGAATGCGCGGGACGGGCGTTGGCCGGGGGCGCCCGCGACGCCGGTCACGGCGGCGGCGGAATTCGCCGGCGGTGTGAGGCCTGCCGATGCGCCGCCGGACGCCGAGATCCCATCCTCTCCGGGCGGCTGCAACCTCGTCGCCGCGCCCGATCCGGCCGGGGGGGGGGCGTCTGGTCATCACGCCGGTCAATCCCGTCAGTCGGGTGTTCGGCGGCCATGTCGCGCCCGGCCGGTCGATGCGGGAGCCCGACCTGCTGGCCGACCGCATCCTGGGCCAGCTGACCAACAAGCCGCTGTCGCCGCGCACCCTGGCGGTGCTGTGCGACGCCAAGGAGTTCGTCGTCGACCAGGCCCTGAGCCTGCTGGCCCATGCCGGCCGCATTCGCCCGGGCGACATGCCCGACGGCGGCGCGCGGGATCGTGTCTGGAGGATCGTTGAATGAGCCGTGCGCCCGAAAACATCCGGCGGGGACGCCTGACCAATCACGAGGAGGAACGCATCATCGATCTGGCCGAACGCGGGCTGAACAGCGGCCAGGTGGCGCTGAAGCTGAACCGGCATCCCTCGACGGTGCATTTCGCCTTTGTGCGCCTGGGCCTGCACCGGCGGCCGATGCGGGTGCGGCCCGACTATGTGCGCGCCGGTCGGCCGGTGATCGCGTTCGGGCCGGAGGAGGACGCCTTCATCACCGCCCTGCGGGTCCAAAGCTATAGCCTGCGCCAGATCGCCGACCTGGCCGCCAAGCGGTTCGGCCACGCCCGCACCCAGGGGACCATGGGTATTCGCCTGAAGATGCTGGCCATGTCGGGGGATGAGGCGTGAGCGCGGGCGACGTGGAAATCCTGCCCGTCGCCGCGAATAGCGCGCACGGCGTGCGCGATATGGGCGCGCGGGGCGGGCGCAAGGTGGTGGGGTTTGCGGGCGGCGGCGGGTCCTCGGTCGCCGTGCGCCTGGCGCTGAATTGCGACCCCGACCTGGCGATGAACCACTGGATGGTGGCGATCAGTGCGCACCAGCGGCATTTTCCGGGCACGGATCATCATTGCGCCGACATCTTTGACGTCGATCCGCGCGAGTTCCGGCCCGGCGAGCGGATCAGTTTCGGCTGGTTCTCGCCCGACTGCACCGACTTTTCCAAGGCCAAGGGCGGCGCGCCGCGATCGGCGCGGATTCGCGGGCTGGCCTGGTCGGTGCTGCCCTGGGCGGTGACCCGGCGCATTGAAGTGATCATGGTCGAGAACGTCGAGGAGTTCCTGACCTGGGGTCCGGTCTATCGCGAGGGCCAAGATGGGAAGGTCGGGGAACCGATTCCCGAACGGCGCGGCGAGACCTTCGCGCGCTGGAAGGGTCGGCTGGAAAAGCTGGGCTATGTGGTCGAGTGGCGGGTGCTGAACGCCGCCGACTATGGCGCGCCGACGACCCGCAAGCGGCTCTATGTCATCGCCCGATGCGATGGGCGCCCGATCGTGTGGCCGGAGCGGACCCACGCGCCGCGCGGGGAATGCGAGGCGCTCGGGCTGCAGCCCTGGCGCGGGGCCTGCGAGATCCTGGACTGGTCGGTCCCGTGCCCGTCGCTGTTCCTGACGCCGGCGGAATGCGACGACCTGCGCCATCAGACCGGGCGCCGGGTCAAGCGGCCCGTGGTTTCAGCGACCCAGAGGCGCGTGTTCCGCGGGATCGACCGCTATGTGGTCGGGGCGGCCAGGCCCTTCCTGGCGCCCGTCCAGCATGCCGGCGACGCGCGGGTCTATGACCCCGCCGACCCGTTGCGGACGGTGACCAGCGTCGCCGGAGGCGAGTTCGCCCTGGTCCAGCCCTTCATCGCGCCGATCACCCATCACGACGGGCGCGACCGGGTGTCGTCCTCGGACGATCCGCTGCGCACCATCACCTCGGCCAAGGGCGGCGAGTTCTCGATCGTCCAGCCGACCGTCGCTCATGTGATCAAGTTCCAGGAAAACAGCATCGGCACGAAAATGACCGAACCGTTGCATACGGTGATGAGCGGCGCGACGCGGCACGGGATTGTCGAGACGTCGCTAACCTCCGCCTTCCTCGGACGCCAGTTCGGCTCGACCGTCTCCGGACGCGATATCGAGGATCCGGCGCCGACAGTGATGAGCGGCGGGGGTGGCGGAAAGACCCAGGTCGTGGCGGCTCATCTGGGCAGCTATTACGCCACGGGCATAGGCTCGGACTGCGCCGAACCTGTGCGCGCCGCGACAGCCCAGGCGCGCCACGCCCTGACCGTCGCGTTTCTGGAACAGGCCAATACCGGCATGGTCGGGCATGAGGCCGTCGAGCCGCTGTCGACCATCGTCGGGCGCGGCACGACCCAGCGGCTGGTCGAGGCCCAGCTGGCCCGCGAGGGCGGTCCCACGGGGCGCCGCGCGGCGGTGCTGGAGTTTTTGTGGCGGCACGCGGGTGAGCCGACCGAGGCCGAATGGGCCGATCCCCTGGCCACCCATGCCGGGCGGCTGAAGTTCGGCCTGGTGGTCATTGAAGACCAGGTCTGGATGATCGTCGATATCGGCCTGCGCATGCTGCTGCCGAAGGAGCTGGCGGCGGCCATGGGCCTGCCGCCGGAATACGACCTGGGCGTCGATGTCTACGGCCAAAAGGTCAGCAAAACCCATCAGACCCAGATGATCGGCAACATGGTCTCGCCGCCGCCTGCGGTCGCGCTGATCCGCGCCAACTGCCCGCACCTGGTCGAGCCGGGCGTGAGGGCGGCGGCATGAGCCTCAAGCAACGCCTGATGAGCCGTCTCTGGTTTGCCCTGTTCGACCGTATCGCCACCCAGCGCGCGCCGGACTTTGAGGTCGGTCCCAAGGATAGCGTCTACCTGCGCCGCTGGTGGCTGATCCCAAGAAATCCGGTGCTGAACCTCTATCTGCACCAGTTCCGACGCTCGGACGATGATTGCGCCTTGCACGACCATCCGTGGTGGAACGTCTCGCTGCTGCTGAGCGGATCCTATGTCGAGCACACCATCGCAGCCGGCGGGATCGAACATCGCGCGCGCCGGGTGGCGGGCGACCTGAAGTTCCGGCTTGGCCGTTCGGCGCATCGCATCGAGTTGGACACCGGGCAGTGCTGGACCCTGTTCCTGACCGGCCCGCGATTCCGCGAATGGGGTTTCCATTGCCCGATCGCCGGCTGGGTGCACTGGGAGGCTTTCACGGCGCCGGGCGCCAAGGGTGAGGACGGGCGCGGGTGCGGCGAGGGCGGTCAATGATCGTCGTCCGCGTCGAGCTGTGGTCGGCCCGGGATGGGTCGCGGCGGGAGCTGGCCCGGATGCGCATCGCCAATACGGGCGAGGGCGCGGAGCGGCTGCGCCATTATGACGGCGAGACCCTGACCGGGCGCAGCAGCGCGGCGCTTGATCGCGGCGAGGTCAATCGGCGCGGGGCGGTGCGCGACTATCCGGCCGAGGTGATCCATATCTGGTGTCTGGTCGGTCGGATGCTGTCGGCGATGGGGTATCGCTGATGCGGATCAGGGCGCCCGACAAGGCCGAGCTGCGCCGCCGCGAGATGGAGCGGGTCGAGACCTGCTGGGCGCTGTCGCATTTCGCGGAGGGCTCGCCGACTCTGACCCATGGTCCGCTGACTGGGCCGCGGGTGCTGAGCTGTCGCCAGCAGGGGCTGATCGAAAGCTCCGGACGGCGGGACGGGTTCGGCGCGACGGTGTGGGTGCTGACCGAGGCCGGGACGGCGATGGCCGCGCGCTGGAGGGCGGCGGCGTGAGCCAGATCCTGACCCCGACCTTGCGCGCCGCCCTGAAATGGCTGTCCGATCACAATGGCGACGGCCTGTTCGATCGGCATGGCGTGCTGGTCGCATCCGGCGAATCCGCGCCGCACATGCGCGCGACCTGGAACAGGCTGAAGGCCCTGGGTTTCGTGGAGGAATATGGCGGCAAGACTGGGCGCGGGAGGCTGAAGCTGACCGAGGGCGGACGATTGGCGGCCAGTAAGGCGTCTTTGGGATGATCCGCGTCGACGTCTATCATGGCGATAGCCGCGAGATCCTGAAGGTGATGGCCGACGCCTCGGTCGATGCCGTGGTCACCGATCCGCCCTATGCCCTGGTCTCGATCGGCAAGCGGTTCGGGGCCGAGGGCGCCGCGCCGGCCAAGGCCCAAGACGGCGCGGCGGGCGCCTATTCGCGGGCCAGCGCCGGGTTCATGGGCCAGCGCTGGGATACCGGCGAGACGGCCTTCGCGGTCGAGTTCTGGGCCGAGGTTTATCGCGTGCTGAAGCCCGGCGGCCATGTGATCGCCTTCGCCGCCACGCGGACCTATCACCGCCTGGCCTGTGCGGTCGAGGATGGCGGGTTCGAGATCCGCGACATGGTGGCGTGGCTGTATGGGAGCGGGTTTCCCAAGTCGCACGATGTGGCCAAGGGCCTTGACAAGGCTGAATTAAATATCATTCGCGGGCGAGCCGGGCGATCGGGCGAGAGTTTTGGCCAGGAATATGAGCGCACGCCCAAGGGCGCGCCGATCGGCGACAACGCCAAGCTTTGGGAAGGGTGGGGCACCGCGCTGAAGCCGGCGCTTGAGCCCTGTGTGCTGGCGCGAAAGCCGCTGGATGGGACGGTCGTGGCCAATGTGCTGCGCCATGGGACCGGGGCGCTGAATATCGGTGCGTGCCGGATCGGGACCGAGGCGCGCGCTAATGGCGCGGCCTCAACGTCCAGCCTGCAGCGCGCCAGCCGGGCCGAGGCGGGATATCGCGAGGATGATGGGGTTGGGCCTGGGGCGGAGGGCGGTGAGGTAGTCGGCCGCTGGCCCGCGAACGTGGTCCATGATGGGGCGGATGAGGTCGTGGATGCGTTTCCTCACGCTGGCCCAGGCTCAGCGCGGGTTCGCAATAACGGCGCGTTCGATAGCGTCGCCAAGGGCCACGACAATCCCCACCAGACCTTTGGCCATGATGATGAGGGTGGCTCCGCCGCGCGCTTCTTCTACAGCGCCAAGGCGGACGCCATGGACCGCATGGGGTCGGGCCATCCGACGGTGAAGCCAGTCGACCTGATGGCGTGGCTGGTGCGGTTGGTGACGCCGCCGGGCGGGGTGGTGCTAGACCCGTTCGGCGGATCGGGCTCGACCGGGGTGGCCTGCCTGCGCGAGGGGTTCGACGCCATCCTGATCGAGCGCGAGGCGCGGCACTGCGACGATATCCGCCGCCGCATCGCCTGGGCGCGCGGAGAGGGTGGCCTGACCCGCCAGGAAGTCCTGAAACGCAAGCTGGACAAGGCCCCCGGCGCGGCGCGCGGCGAGGGCTTGCCGCTGTTCGGCGGCGAAACCCAGGACGCGCAGGGGGGGGGCATCGCCTCGTCTACGGCCAGTTCGCCCGGGACGGACGATCGGCCCCACGGGGCTCAAGCGGTGAGGGCGGCTGAATGACGTCTCCGAATTCCGATCCCGTGCGCCGAAGCGGTCCGCACGACCTACTCGATCGCCGGCAAAGACTCGCCGCGGCGGCGCTGCTGGCGGCGGTCGATCTGCCACAGAACCTGACCGATATGGCGCGGGTGTGGGCCGAAGCCGCCAAGGTCTGTCGCGGCGTGACCATTGATCAGCTGAGCCTGAATTCGCGCCGCCACGCCCTGCTGAAGGCGCGCGGCCTGATCGACGAGATGCTGGCCGAGGCCGGCGGGGATTAAGCAATTTCAAGAGGGAGGGAGGACGGATGAGTGATCACAGTAGCAATTCGCTCGGACGGCTGGAAAGCTTTGTCGAGCGGCTGGAGCGTCTGGCGCAGGACAAGGCCGATGTTGCGGCCGACATCGGCGAGGTGCTGCATGAGGCCAAGGGCGAGGGATTCAACGTCAAGGCCCTGCGCCGGTTGATCCGCAAGCGGGCGATGAAGCCACATGATCGGGCCGAGGATGAGGCCCTGGACGACATCTATGAGGTCGCCCTGGGCATGCGGTCGGAAAGCCAGCTGGAGCGGCTGGTCAGCGCCATGAATGTGGACATCACCAGCCGCGAGGCGGTGATCGAGGCCCTGAGCCAGATGGTGCCGGCGTCGGGGTCGATCACGGTCGACGCCGGCGGCAAGCCGGTCAAGCTGACCAGGGACGCGAGTGGCGAGGTGATCGTCCGCGAGGTCGATGACCGGCCGGCGGCCGGCGTCGGGGGATCGCGTGGCGGACCCAAGCCGGCCGCGCCGCGCGCGCCGCGGGCCGATGCGCCCGAGGTTGATGATGCGGGCGCCGAGGCCCTGGGGGGCGAGGCGTTCAAGGCCAATGTTCCGGTGATCAAGAACCCGTTCCCGTTCGGCCATGAGCACAGGCCGCGCTGGGACGCGGGCTGGCGCGCGGCGAGTGGTTCGGACGGTCTCGGTAAGGAGTAGTGCGTGTCGCGTCGGGGAAGAGACGAGCCGCCGGTGCTCGAACGGTTCGGCGATCTGCTGCTGCCCAGCGAGGCCTTGGAGCCGATCCTGGCCAAGCCGGTGCGCATGGCCTTGCTGGAATGGCTGACCGAGACCTGGGAGGCGGAAAAGCTGGAGGCGGTAGGCGTCAAGCCGCGCCAGAGGGCGATATTCGACGGCGCGCCAGGGGTCGGCAAGACCACCCTCGCCCATCACCTGGCCGCGCGCCTGGGGCTGCCCATGCTGGCGGTTCGTCCTGAGATGGTGGTCGACAAATATGTCGGTTCGACGGCTCAGAATATCGGCGCGCTGTTCGACCTGGCCGCCGCCGGCCTGGACGAGGGCGACTATGCCGGCCTGCCGATCGTGCTGTTCCTGGACGAGTTCGATGGGCTGGGCCGACAGCGGCGGCGCGCGGAACAGGCCAGCGACGAGGAGCGCAACGCCTATGTCAATGTGCTGCTGCAGCGGCTGGAGCAGCACAAGGGCATCGTGATCGCCGCGACCAATTTCGGCGAGCATGTCGACCAGGCCATCTGGCGACGGTTCGATATTCACGTCACCCTGGATCTGCCGGGCCAGCGCGAGCGCGAGTTGATCCTGGAGCGCTATCTGGAGCCATTCGGCTTGCCGCCTGAGTCGTTGCGCCAGCTGGCGGACGCCCTGTCGACGGCCTCGCCGGACCTGATCCGCAAGTTCTGCGAGAACGTCAAACGCCAGATCGTGCTGGCGCCCCTGCTGGGCCATCGCGACGATCGGGACGGCGTGATCGGGCGCGTGCTGGCGGCGGTCCAGCCGCACCCGGACCTGGGCAAGCCGCCGCTCTGGAGCCTCGATATCGACCACAATGCGGTGCGCCAGATGCCGTGGCCCCTGCCGATGGCGGCGGATCTGCCGGCGTTGGCGAAGGTGTCCGAAGTAGAAGTCTCGGAAGGTCCATGTAATAGCGAAGTCGTCAATCTGGCTGATCGGAAGAAGCGGCCATGAGTAAAAGTTCGATCAAACCTGGGAATGATCGCGCGCCGCTGGTCAGTTCGCCGCAACCGTCGTCCTATGGGCGTTTCCTTCGATTCCAGAAATGCGAGGCCTGCAGCCATGAGCGTGGAAAACACAGTCTGGGCATTGGATCAGCGAGCGGGGTCGCCCTTGGCGAAACTCGTGCTGTTACTGATGGCGGATGGCGCAAGCCAGGATTGCCTGTCTCGCCGCCATGTCGAGCATATCGCGGACGAGGCGGAGGCGTCGGAGGCCGAGGTTCAGTCGGCGATCGACGACTTGGCCCGTCGCGGTCTCGTCTCGCCGGTCAAGGACGGCTACAGGCTGAATATCTCGCGCGACTGAGGCCGGGGGGTTGGCGCTTGTGGGGTTTCCCATGAGCGCTGCGCCGACCAAGGCCCAGCTGTTCCAATGGGTCGATGACCAGACCCAGTTGGACGCGCCGGTCAAGTATCTGCTGGAAAAGCTGGCTAGTTACGCCGGGGCGGACAACTGCGCCTGGGCCAAGATCGACACACTGGCCAAGCATATCAATCGCAGCGATCGACAGGTTCAGAACTATCTCAAGATCCTGAAAGAGTCTGGACTGATCAAGGATACGGGTCGCAAGTACCGGTTGAAGGATTCGACCCGTTCCGTGCCTTGGTATGAACTGCTAGTTGCGGATAAGTCCGAGCCTGAGGTCGTTTGCGAGCCCGAAGTATGGGTGAAGCACGCTTCACCCATAGACGGGGTATGGGTGAAGCCTGAGGCGAGTATGGGTGAAGCTCATTTCACCTGTATAGAACCTATAGAACCTAAGGGAGCTAACGCTCCCTCCGCGAGCGCGCGCGAAGGCCTCAAAATCATCTTTTCCGAGCTGGAGGCGGCGATGCCGCCGCGCATGTTCGCTTTCGGCGATCGGGACGCGGCGATCGAGGCGTTCATCGCCCTGGCCGACCAGGGCGTCGAGGTTGGCGAACTGCCCGGCTGCATGCGGCGCATGGCGGTCGATCCGGTGTTCGTCAGCCGAAAATTCCCGCAAGGGCTCGACGGCTGGCTGATCCAGCACCGGTTCCGCGCCTGGTGGCCCGGGACCGAGGCTAGCGCGTCGTCCGCTGCGGCGACGTCGGCGTCCAAGGGGCCGCCGCGATTTCCCGATGGCCCGGTGCGCACGGGGTTCGTGGCGGCCAAGGGCGAAACCTTCGTCGCCAGCTATCTCGACGCCGCGGGATGGGACGCTGGGCAACGGCTGATCGCGCCGCGCACGGTGACGGCGCGGGACCGGCTGCGAGAGGTTCGGGACGTGCTGCGGTCGGTCGGCGTCAGTATCGGCGATGTCGAGAAATTGGGTCAATTGGAGGGGTCGAAATGAAGTCTCACCTGATCAGGACGAACGACGCCTGGGAGCGGCAGTTGTCGCAGATGCACTGGTATCTGGTGAACACCAGTTCCTCGAAAGCGACCATGATCGCGACGCGGGACAGCCTGGCGGCGGCGTTCGAGACCTATCTGCCGATGCGGCCGATGGTGCATCGCAAGGGCGACATCACCTCCGAGGCGCTTTTCCCGGGATACCTGTTCGCGCGGCTGGCCATGGGGGCGGAAGGGTCGACTCGCATCTTCTCGACGCGCGGCGTGCGGTCGGTGATCGGCAATGGGGTGCGTCCGTCGCCGGTCGCGGACCTGGTTATCCACAAGATCCGCATGGTCGAGATGGACGCCTTTCGCGACATGGGCATGGTGGCGCAAGCGGTTGAAATTCCGGACTTTGAGCGTGGCCAGGCGGTGACCATCAAGACCGGGCCGCTGGCCGGGATGGACGCATCCTTCGTAAGGCGGCTTGACGCGGAGCGCTGCCAGATCCTACTGAAGGTCGTCAGCGACTCGCCTCGCTTGTCGCGAATCTCTATCCCACTGGCCTCCATCAAGTGAGCGCCAGTGCGGATGCCATAGAGAGGTTCGGCGCCTGACCCTTCGACATCGCTGACTCTTCGACATCGCTGATCTATCGCAACGCGCCCAGGTCCATGATCGGGCGCGTTTTGCGTTCACTAGGGTGTTGGCGTCGCTGAGGCCACGCCTGGGCTATCCTCCCTATGAACTTGGTCGAGCGCGCCCCGGTACGTTGGACAAGCCGCTCGACCAGTCTTTGGGAAGGCTCGCCGATGCCGATCGCCAAGCTGAGGACCATGGGTGTGGCCCTCCGAACCTTCGACGCGCGGGCGGTCAAGGTGGCCCCCAAGGTCGCCGCGCCGATCTATCGCTGCCGGTCCTATCGCGAGTGGCGCGAGATCATCATCAGCCGCGCGGGCGGTCGCTGCGAGGCCATCGTGGATGGCCAGCGCTGCGCCAAGGCCAGGCCGGGCCATCGGATGTACGCCGACCATATCGAGGAGATCCGCGACGGCGGCGATCGCTTCGACCTGCAGAACGGCAGATGCCTCTGCGGCTCGCACCACACCGCCAAGACCTATCGCGCCCGCGCCCAGCGACGCTTCGCCCAATAGATCAACCGTTTCAATGCGATCTGGGCGGCCCCAGCGGATGGAGCCCCGCCGCGACCCCAAGGGGGTTTAGAACTCCCCCCGCCCTCGGCCAGCAACCGCGTTGGTTCTCACGCACAGATTTTTTTCGTCATGCAGCAAAATTCAGAGCCAACTGATCTGCTGGGCGACCCGTTGACGGCGCTGCCGGACAAGCGTGGGCGGCGCAAGCTGCGCTTCCCTTTGGAAGTCTATGAAAAGGTTGAGGTTCTATCGGCGGGCGGATTGAGCCAGGACGATATCGCGGACGCCGTCGGAATTTCGGCGCCGACCTTGCGCAAATATTTTCGTCCGGAGCTGGGTCAAGCGGCGGCGCGGCAAAGGGCGCGCGTTCTCGGCGTGCTCGCCGCTCAGACCGACAAGGGCAACGTCTCTGCGGCCAAGGCCTATCTGAGCGTGATCGACCGGCATGAGGCCGCGGCCGTCTTCCATCGTCGCGAGCGCGGCGCGCCGGCTGCGCGCGGCTCGGCTCCGAAGGTCGGAAAGAAGGCTACGGCGCGGAACGACGCCGCCGCCGAGGTCTCGGTCGATGACAAGTTCGCGCCGCGGGGCGCCCTTCGCCTGGCGTCGGTCAACGGCCAGCCCGCGACCCCCGCCGACTGATGCTGGAGTGGTCAACGGCCTGCCTGGACTGGCGCGAGCGCATCGTCGAGGGCCGCTCGCTCTTGCCGTGCGGGCCGCTGTTCCCGGAGGAAGCCGAGGCGGCCCTGGCCGTATTCCGCGACCTGCCCATTGTCGATGTCCTGGGCAAGCCGACCTTCGGCGAGATCAGCCGCCCCTGGGTCTATGACCTGCCCAGCGCGGTGTTCGGCGCCTACAACCCGGCGACCAAGCGCCGCGAGATCAATGATTTCTTCGAGCTGATCTCGAAGAAGAACACTAAGTCCACCCGCGCCGCCGGCATCATGGTCACGGAGCTGGTGCGCAATGAGCGCGAGGGCGCCGAGTTCATCATCCTGGCCCCGACGATCGAGGCCGCAAAGAACGCCGCTGAACCGGCCATGGACTTCGTCGCCGAGCATCCGCGCCTGAGGCGCTTCCTGCGGCCGATCGCCCACCAGCGGACGATCGAGCACATGACCACGGGCGCCCAGCTCAAGATCATCGCCGCCGCCTCGGAGACCGTGGCGGGCACCAAGGCCACCGGCGTCCTGATCGACGAACTGTGGGAGTTCGGCAAGAAGGCCAATGCCAAGAACATGTTCCGCGAGGCGGTCGGCGGCCTGGCCAGCCGCCCCGAGGGCTTCGTCATCGCCCTGTCCACCCAGAGCGACGAGCCGCCGACCGGCGTCTTCCTCGACTATCTGCGCCGGTTCCGCGACATCCGCGACGGCAAGATCAAGGCGCCCCGGTCGCTGGGTATCCTCTATGAGTTCCCCGAGGACCTGGTGAAGTCCGAGGCCTATAAAAACCCTGCCCTGTGGGGCTATACCAACCCCAATCTCGGCGCGTCGGTGGACGAACAGTTCCTGCTCGACGAGTACGCCAAGGCCCAGGCCGACAGCGGGCGCAAGTCCACGGTGGGTTTCTTCGCCAAGCACCTGAACATCGAGCCCGGCATGGGCGCGCGCTCCGACGGTTGGGCCGGCGCGGAATTCTGGAAACAGCGCGCCGACCCGGACCTGACCCTGGACGAGATCCTGGAGCGTTGCGAGGTCATCGTGGTCGGACTCGACGGAGGCGGCCTCGACGACATCTACGGCATGACCGTCCTGGGCCGAGAGACCTGCGAAATCGTGGTCCCGGCCCAGTCCGAATTCGAGGACGCCGAAGGCGCCGTCCCGGGCGCGAAGCGGGTCAAGCGCTGGCTGTCCCGCTCCCACGGCTGGGTGCACCGCATCGTCCTCGACCGCCGCAAGTCCATCGCCAGCAAGCTTCTGGAACTGGAGGACGCGGGCGAGATCACCATTGTTGACGACGACGCCATGGACGGCGACCTGCCGGCCGACATCGCCGAAATGCTCGACGTCATCGTCCAGATCCGCGACGCGGGGCTGCTGTGCTGCGTCGCCGTTGACCCCGCCGGCCTCGGCGAGATGATCGACGCCCTCGACGGTGTCGGCATCCGCCAGGACAATAGCGCCAGCGGCTGCAACTATGTCATCGGCGTCGGCCAAGGCTACGCCATGATGAACGCCATCAAGACCGCCGAGCGCAAGCTGGCTAATGGCACGCTGGACCACGCCGACCAGGCCCTGATGGACTGGTGCGTGGACAATCTGAAAATCGAGCCGACAGCCACGGCGATCCGCGCCACCAAGCAGAACGCGGGCGACGCCAAGATCGACCCTGCCATGGCCCTGTTCAACGCGGTGACCGTGATGGCCACCAACCCCGACGCCCGCCGCTCCGTCTATGAGGAACGCGGGTTGCTGGTCCTTTAGCTTTCGCGGGCCAATGCTCGCTCCAGCCATTTCAGCGCAGTGAAATCGGCGGTCTCGATCCGCCGCTTCAAACAGGGCTTCGCCTGCGTAGCGGGGTCCGATCAAGCAACCGGTGGCCGGCGGTCACCCGATCCAAGAGTGGCGCCTTGGCGATCGCAGAGCCACGGCGATCGGGAGCGTAGAGGCGCCGCCCGCGCATCCCGCCGCCGTTCTAACCTGTCCGGAGATCGCAGCATGTCCCCACGCGGCGCCATTGTCCTGATGGACCCGGAAGTGCTGCCCGAGGCGGCCAGCCTGATCCTGGACCACGGGCTGAAGATCGAATGCTCGCTGCACGGCCAGGACTATGGCTTTGGCGGCAAGGTCGCCCTGGTGGTGACCGGCGATCAGCTGCCCGAGGCCTGCGCCGACTATCCGCCCCGGGTGGTCAGCCTGGTCGTGACGGTCGAGGCCTATGGGCTGCAGCGTCTGCGCCGCATCTCCGAGATCAAGGTCGACGACCTGGCAACGGAAAACTACCGCCGCGCCTTCACCCGGTCCCTATGACCGACCAGCCCCCCGCGCACGCCGTGCGCGCCCAACCGCGCGCCCCTTCGCCGATCGTTGATTTCGCGCTCGACGCGGCGACGGTCGTTGGCGCTGGGCTGATCGACTACGGCGTCGCCCTGGTCAGCCGCCCGGCGGCCTTCATCGTCGCGGGCGCCATCCTGATGGTCGGGGCCTGGCTGTTCGCGCGGAGGAGCGCCGCGTAATGGGATTCCTCAGCCGCATCGCCGCGCCGTCGGTCCAGCGGGCCAGCGCCGGCGCGCCCAGCTATGGCATGATCCCGCCGCTGGGATCGGTAGCCTCTGCCTCGGGTGCGATGATCAGCCAGGCTACGGCCATGACGGTCTCGGCCGTCTATGCCTGTGTCGACCGGCTTGCGACCGACCTCGCCCGCTGCTCGCCCTATCTGTACCGCCTTAACGCCGACGGCAGCGAATCGCGCGACGAAGACCACCCGCTGAACGAACTGCTGGAGCGTCCGAACGACCAGCAGACCTGGTTCGAATATGACCGCCAGATGTGGACCGGCTTCCTGCTGCGCGGCAATTGCTATTCGCCGATCCGCCGCGACAGCCGCGGCGATCCGATCGAGCTGATCCCGGTCAATCCAGACGCCGCCATGGTGCTGGAGGCCGGCGACGGTTCGATCTATGTCAATATGAACCGCATCGGCCTGTGGCAGATCGCCAAGCTGCGCGATTTCCCCGTGGCCATCCCGTCAGAGGATATTTTCCACCTGCGGGGGGTGACCTTCAATTCCCTGGTCGGGGTCTCGACCATCGGCCTGGCCCGCGACGCCATCGGCCTGACCATGGCCCTGGAACAGCAGGCCAGCCGCTGGGTGGCCAATGGCGCGCGCCCCTCGACCTGGCTGAAGACCACCAAGCAGCTGAGCGAGGTCGCGGCCAAGCGGCTGAAGACCCAGTTCGACGACCTGCATGCCGGCTACCAGAACACCGGCAAGACCGTGGTGCTGGAGGACGGCATCGAGCCCGTCGCCCTGCAGCTGACCTCGGTGGACCTGCAGTTCATCGAACAGCGCCAGATGCAGCCGGAAGACGTCTGCCGCTTCTTCGGCGTGCCCCCGCACAAGATCGGGGTCGGCTCCGCCTCGCGCGGGGCGACCCAGAACCTGGCCGCCCAGGACCAGGACTATGTCAATTCGGCGATCACCCAGCGCGCGGTCAATTTCGAACAGCGCTGGGCCTGGACCTTCGGCCTGGACAAGGACATCAAGGGCCGGCGCCTGCCCAAGGCCGAGCAGCTCCGCCTGAAACGCGACCTGTCCCAGCTGCTGCGGGCCGACGTCATGACCCGGGCCAATGTCAGCCGGATCAATATCCTGTCCGGCAAGACGACCCAGAACGAGGAACGCAAGGCCGACGCCCTGCCGCCCCTGCCGGGCGGCGACCGCCTGATGATGCCGGTCAATATGGCCGCCGAAGGCTCGAACATCTCCGGCGCCGCGCCGGATGGGGCGGGCAATCCGGTGGACGGCACGGTCACCGACGGCTCGGCCGGCACGGGCGCCACCCAGACGACCGGGCAGGGCGCCGCTGAGGGCGCCGTCGATACCCCGCCGCAGAATTGAGGGCTGCCATGACCAAGCTGCGCAAACTCGTCCGCGCCCTGATCACGCCGGTCGGCGAGGATGAGGTCGATGTGGTGATGTCCACCGACGCCCTAGCGCGGGACGGCCATATCCTGCTGCCCGGCGGCTGCGTCCTTGAAAACTACCGCGCCAATCCGATCGCCCTCTGGAGCCACGACCCCGACAAGCCGGTCGGCAATGCCGAAACCGTCTCGGTCGGGCCGGACGAGATCACCGCCCGCGTGCGCTTCGCGCCCCTCGGCGTCTCGCGCATCGCCGACGAGACCCGGGGCCTAGTCAAGGGCGGCGTGATCCGCGCGGTCTCGGTCGGGTTCGACCCGATCGACATGGAGCCGCTGGACCCCAAGCGGCCCAAGGGCGGCCAGCGCATTACCCAGTGGGAGCTGCTGGAGATGTCCTTTGTCAGCGTTCCGGCCGATCCGGGCGCCGTCGTGACGGCCCGAGCCAATGGAGAACAAGACGTGGCGAAAACCCAGATCGATCCTCCGGGGGCGCCCGCCGCCGCGCCCCAGACGCGCGCGCACGACGTGCGCGCCAAGGGTTTACGCGGCGGCAAGGTCGTGTTCGAGCGCGGCCTCTATTCCGTCGCCAGCCTGTGCTACCTGTTCGAAAGCCTGGGCTATGCGGTCGACAGCGCCAAGTATGAGTCAGCGATCGAAGGCGATAACAGCGCGGTCCCGGGCATGCTGGCCGCCGTACTGCACGACCTGGGCGACGCCCTCTTGGCCATGACGGCCGAGGAGGTGGCCGAGGCGCTGGCCGGCTATGATGTCGAGCCCGAAACTGAGGGTGACGACGACAGCGTCCTGGTGGTCGAGGAGCGCGCCCATATCGCCGCCGCCGCCTCGCCGGCCGTCCGCGCCTTCCGCCGCGGTTACGCCCACGCCAAGATCCGCGCGGGCAAGGCCCTGTCGGCCGACACGGTCCGCTGCCTGCGCGAGGCCCAGGCCTTCCATGAAGACGCCATGGCCCAGCACCGCAGCGCCATCGCCAATCACAAGAAAGGCGTGAAGGCGATCGACGACATGATGGGCCGCGCCGGCGTCCCCGAGGACTCGGGCGATGAGGCCGACAAGACCGTTCAGCCCTCCGGCGGCGTGGAAGACGAAGGCGGCGAGCGCATGAGCGCCGATTACCGCCGTCGCCAGGCCGACCTGCTGGCGTTTCCCGCCAACTGACCCCATTCGCCCCCGGCGAAAACGCCCGAAGCGCCAACGCGCCCTTGGGTAAGGCCCCGGACCGTCGCGAGACGTCCCATCCCAGAGAAGGAACCCACCTATGTCCAAGGTCGTCGACCTGGTGAAGCAGCGTGCGGCTGCCTTTGACTCGTTCAAGGCGCTCGCCGACAAGCCCGCCCTGACCGTTGAAGAGCAAACCGACTATCTGGCGCGCAAGAAGGACGTCGAAGACCTCGACGGCCAGATCACCCGCGCTCGCGAGGCCCTGGCCCTGTCGGCCGCCAGCGCCCAACCGGTCGCCGGCCAGGAGGACGCCCCGGATATCCAGGTCCGTGAACTGGACCCCTATTCGAACGAGGCTGACGCCAAGTCGATGGGTCTGGTCACCCATAAGGGCTTGCGCGCCGTGGCGATGGTCAAACTGTTCAGCGCGGCCGGCAACCGCATTGATGGCGCCCGCGCCCTGGCCAGTGAGCAATATGGCGAGCGTCACCCGATCACCCGCTCGTTCAGCCCGCGCCGCGATCCCAACAGCCGCGCCCTGGTCACCTCGGTCGGCGCGTCCGGCGGTTTCATCGTGCCGCCCGACTATGTCAACGAGATCATCGAACTGCTGCGGCCAAGGGCTGTCGTGCGGACCTCTAATCCGCGCACCTTGCCCATGCCTCGCGGCACCATGACCCTCCCGGGCCAGAATAGCGCCGCGACGGCGTCCTACGGCAACGAACAGTCCAAGATCACCTCCTCGCAGCAGACCTTGAAGTCGATCACCGCGACCTTCAAGAAACTGACGGCAATGGTGCCGGTGTCGAACGACATGATGCGTTATGCCGACCCCGCGGCCGACGCCTTTGTTCGTGATGACCTGGTCAAGGTCTTTGCGCTCCGCGAGGACCAAGCCTTCCTGCTGGGCGACGGCACGCAAGACACCCCCTTGGGCATGCTTTATTTCGCCAACCGCTGGATCGGGGCCAATGGCGGCACCTTGGGTAACTGGCTTTCGACGGCGGCTTCGACCCTGGCCGTGAACGGCGCAGACCCCGCCAATTCGACGGGCGGCAATTTCATCACGTCGAATGCGTCCTACACCCTGACGACGGTTCAGCAGGAATTGTCCGGGGCGGCCAACCGGCTCGACACCGCCAATGTGGATGACAGCCGCCGCGTCTGGTTCATGCATCCGCGCACGCGCAACTACCTCTATGATGTGACCGACAGCCTCGGCCAATATGTCTTCCGCGACGAACTGAACGAGGGCAAGCTCCGCAACTACCCGGTGAAGTTCACCACCCAGGTGCCGACCAATATCTGGGATGCGGGGGCCTCGAACAAGGATCTCTCCTTCATCTTCCTTGCCGAGATGGATGAAGCCATGATCCTGGACTCGATGAGCCTGGAATTGGCCGTGTCGCGTGAGGGCAGCTATGTCGATGGCGGCGGCAACACCGTCTCGGCGTTCCAGAGCGACCAGACCATCATCCGGGCCATCGCCGAGCACGACTTCCAGATGCGTCATGACCAATCGGTCGCGATCATCCAGGGCGTTCGCTGGGCGCCGGTGATCTCCTAAGCCTCGGCTTTCCGGTCCGTGGCCTCCGCCGCCGGCCCGCTCGGCCGGCGGCGCATCCTTCCTCGAAATCCCATGAACAGGAACGACTCCCTATGAACGTCGCCTCTGAACGCAACGTCGGCGGCTTTGTCGCTGTCGCCACCAGTGTGCTGTGCCAGGCCGCCAGCGCCGCCGTCAATGGCGGCGGTATCGATCGGGAGGCGCATAACCTTCCGCTATCCTGCATCCTTCATACCGTGGCGGGCGCCGAAACCGGTTCGCCATCGGGTGTCAGTCTGGTGTCCAAGATCCAGGACTCCGCCGATGGCACGACCTATGCAGACTATATTCCGCCGGGGCAGAGCACCGTCGCGGCGTCCACGGCGCTGACGGCGATCAACACCGAAAACAGCCTAGCCGTGGAGTTGTCCAGCGCGCGCCGTTGGATTCGCGCCGTGGCCACGCCGACCTTCACCGGCGGGACCTCTCCGACCATCCTGGTGGCCGTCGATATCATCCTGGGCGGCGAGTTCCGCAAACCGGCCGTCTGACCCGTGCGCGGGCGGCGGCGTTCGTCGCCGCCGCCCCTGCGCCGTCGCCAGCTCCGGTGAGGAGCTGGCTCGTATCTAAACAGGAGACCGCATCGTGACCCCGATCGAGCAAGTGCTGAAGGATCGTGCGGAGGCTATGGCCCGGCATGATGGGACGCCGGTCGGCGTCGTTCATGTGCATGGCGCTGCGAACCAGTTGGTCGGCGAGCTGATGGGCGCCCGCGATCGGCTGATCTTCTCCCCGGCGCCCGTCGTCGACACGCCGCCCGAAGGCGCGCCTGCCGAAGCATCCGAGGACGCAGTCGCCGCCGAGTCCGAACTGGGCGCTGAAGCGCCGGCTGAGCCTGCCGACGAAGAGCCCGCGAAATGACCAGGCTTGTGACCTTCGCCGTGCCGATGGGCCGTCATGGCGTGGGCGATACACGCTTGGTGCCCGACGCGGTCGCGGCGCGCCTGGATGACGAGGGGGCCTTGTCGGCCTCGCAAAGCTGGCCGGACAATCCCTACGACGTCCCCGCGGCCCAGCGCCCCCAGCGCCCGGTGATCAAGACGCGCCGCCCTGTGGCCCGGTTCTGATCCGCCGTGGGCTATTCCACTGTCACGACCGTGCTGTCGCCGGCCGCCAGCCGCAGCCTGACCGACCTGCCGACGGTCAAGACCGAGCTGTCGATCGATAGCGGGGACACCACGGACGACGCGTGGCTGGCCCAGGCGATTTTCCAGGTCTCGGGCTCGATCGAGCGCTACACTAAGCGCGCCCTGGTCCCGGAATACGTGGTCGACAATTTCGATATCGAGCAGGACGCCTATCCCTGGCAGACGCCCGGTGGTTTCGCCCAGCTGCAGCTGAGCCGCTGGCCGGTGCTGGCCGTAACCTCGGTCGTGCAGACCCTGGCGACCGGCGTGACCCAGGTCCTGTCCGCCGGGACGGATTTCCGGCTCAATCCGGCCACGGGCCAGCTGCTGCGGCTGAACAGATTCACCGGCGTCGGTGTGACCTGGGAGGCGATCCCGGTTGCGGTGACCTATTCGGCGGGCTACGGCGTCTTGATCGAAGAAACCGGCGCCGTGCCGCAAAGCGCGCCCTATCAGGTGACGGTCCAGGGCGCGGGCGCCTTTTCCTGCGACCAGTCGGTCAGCTACGCCGGCGGCGCGCCCCTGGCGCGGGTCTCGTCCAATCCGGCCCAGGGCCAGTATAGCGTCACGGCCGGGGTCTACACCTTCAACATCGCCGACGCGGGCCAGGCCCTGGCCTTCGCCTACGCCACCGTCAATATCCCACCCGGCCTGGTCGAGATCTGCCTGACCCTGATCACCGGCCGCTTCAGCGCCAAGGGCCGCGATCCAGCCCTGGTCCAGCGCGATACGCCCGGGGTGGGCACGGAACGCTGGTGGGTGGGCGGAACGCCGGGCCAGACCGGGGCCTTCCCGCCCGACATCGCCGCCGCCCTGGACGACTACCGCGTCCCGACGGTCGCCTGAGGAGTCCGCGCCATGGATTCGGTCCGCATCGACGTCACGGGCGCCCGTCAGGCCGGCCTTCGGTTCGACCAGTTCCCCGACGCCCTGCATGATGAGCTGCTGGGTGAGATCCGATCCCTCGCCAATGAACTGTTCGCCCGCGTGGTCGCGGCGACGCCCTCGGCGACCGGCCTGTTGCGCAGTCAGGAACGGGTGCGGGTGTTCGACGATCCGAGCCGGATCACCGGCTATGTCGATATCGAGGGGACCAAGGGCTCCCAGGACTTCGCCAAGGCCTCGGCCCTGGAATACGGCGCCCATAAGGCGACCAAGGTCAAGGCGCACGAAATGGGCCTCGATCACTACTGGTCACTGAAGCTGGCCCAGCCTGAGACGGTGCTGGTCCAGGCCTATGACCGGACGCCGGATATCGACGCGGTGTCCTTCGAGCGCGGCCCGCTGGCGGCCATGCAGCCGGAAGTCCTCGCCCGTCTGAACGCCGTGGTCGAAAAGGCCATCGCCGAGGCCAATGCATGAATATCGACGGCGAGCCTGCGCTGGAGGCCCTGTTTAGTCTTCTGGTCGCCAGCGCCGACTTCAAGACGACGGGGCGACGGGTCCAGCATTGGAACCAGACGGCCGCCCAACCAGCCCTGTTCCTGCGCCATATCGCCGATTCAGACGCGGCCGACGGGACCTATATCGTCACGACCCTGGAGTGCGAGATCTGGATCTATAGCAACGCCGGCAAGGATCCGAACGCCGTGCCCGACGTCGCCCTGACCGCGCTGGTCAAGGCGGTCCGCAGCTGTTTCGCGCCAGACGGAGACTATGGCGACCCGCGCTGCACCCTCGGCGGCCTGGCCTATTGGGCGCGCATAGAGGGGCGCAGCGACTATTCCTCGGGCGACCAGGGACCTCAAGCGATAGCGAGAATCCCGGTGCGGATAACGCTGCCCTGACAAATCCCGGAGAAACCCATGTCTAAAGCCGACCTCGTCAACGAATGGTTTCGCCAGAGCCTGTCCGGCGGACCGCTCGCGCGCGACACCGAGGCCTATAACCAGGTGGTCGGCGCCCTGCCGGGCCTGATCGCCAAGCTGGACGCCTCGCCGCCCGCGCCGATCCCCATCGCTGAAGCGCCCAAGGCGCCCGAGTCCGCGACGGAGCCTGAGCCCGAGTCCGCGCCCCAGCCCGAAGCGGCTCCTCAGCCGCCCGTCTAACCGTTCTTCGTCCCGGCTGTCCTCGCCCCGGTTTTCCCTGAAAGGATCCCGACCATGACCACCGTTCTTTCCGGCAAGCCGACCTTCGGCGCCGGCCGCGTCTTCGCCACCGCCAATATCGCCAACCCCACCCCCGCCCGCGCCCTGGTGCCGCAAAGCCAGTCGATCGACTTCAAGCGCAAGGTCGAAAGCCTGTTCGGCGAACAGCAGCTGGCCGTGGCCGCCGGCGCCGGGTCGATGGAAGTCACCGGCAAGGTGGAATACAGCAAGAGCGTCGCCCGCATCATGTCCGACATCCTGTTCGGCGACAGCGGCACGACCGGCTCCTATGCCGAGGCGGACAAGGAATCCGGCACGGTCGCCGCGACCACGCCCTACATCATCACCGTGGCCAATTCGGCGACCTGGCAGTTCGACCTCGGCGTCGTCAACGCCGTCACGGGCGCGATCTATAGCCGCGTGGCCGGCGGGTCCGAGGTGCTGGGCAAGTCCTATTCGGTCGCCGCGGGGGCCTATACCTTCGCGGCCGGCGACGAGGGCGTGAACATGCTGATCTCCTACGCCTATTCGGTCTCGACCTCGGGCGAGACCATCAACCTGGCCAACCAGAACCAGGGGCTGACCGGCAGCTTTACCGCCGTCCATGTGCTGCCCTGGGGCAATGAGCAGGACATGTATGTGTTCGACAGCTGCATCGCCTCCAGCAGCAGCCTGTCGGCCAAGCAGAGCGGCTTCGGCAGCCAGACCCTGGAATACACCGCCTTCGTCAATGGCTCGAACACGCTTGGGACGGCGACCTTCGCTGAGGCCGCCTAGCGCTCAAGGAGCGAGCGCATGCGAGCGTTAGCGCAACGAAAAGGGCGGCGCTCAAGTAGCGAGCGCATGCGAGCGATAGCGCAAAGGAAGACTCTGATGCGAGCGATAGCGCAAAGGAAGACTCTGATGCGAGCGATAGCGCATGGGAGAGTCCGATGACGGAGGCTGAGCGCCGGACGCTGGGGGGCGTCCGGCGCCTGGTCTTCCAGAACCTCGCCAACGGCCTGCCGGTCGAGCGGGTGATGGAGGATCTGAAGCTGTCGCAGCTGGAGGTCGATAATGCGCGGCGCTTCGTCGCCCGCAAGATCACCCAGCACCAGGTCCAGCGCCGCCAGCCGACGATCCCCTGCGACGATATCCGCGCCATTCGCTGGAATCGCCGCCCCCTGCTGGCCGTGCTCGCGCGCATCGGCGACCTCGATCTGTCCACCGACCTGATCCTCAAGATCACCACCCAGGCCCTCGACCATCCCGAGATGATCGAAGGCGCCAAGCACCGGATGTCCGAGGCGCGCTGATGACTGAACCGGCGGAATTCGATCCAGAAACGGCGGTCACCGCCCTGCTGGCGGGGAAGGTCTGGCCGATTCCCGAACTGGTCTGGCGCGACCTGAAAAAGTGCCGGGCAGAACTGCTGGACCTCAGTGCGCGGATGAGCGCGGCGATCGACGCCTCGCCGGACGTCGATGGCGAAGGCGATGTGGGGCGCTCCGCGCGCCACATGGCGGTGATGTCCGATGTGTTCAACGGACTGTCGAACGAGGATTTCGACCGGCTGGTGATGGGGGTCCTGTTCGCCGGTCTGGTCGCCGGCCACCCGGGCCTGACCCGGGCGGAATTTGAAGGCTGGGTGACCAGCGAGACCGAGCGCCAGTTCGCCTGGATGGTCGTTCGCCGCCAGTCTGGGCTGTTCGTGTTTTCGACCGAGGCCCCGGCGCCGGGGGAGGGCGAGGGGGCGGCCTAGTCCCCGAGCCAAACTGGGAAGGCGTCGTCCTGCGCGCCTGCCGCTATTTCGGCCATACGCGGGACTATTGGTGGGCCAACCTGACCTGGTCGCTGCACGCCGAGATGCAGCAGCAACTGGCCGAAGATCCCCCAGCCGACCATCTGGTGGCGGCCTATTTCGTCGGCCAGAAGTGGTGGACGCCGCCGCCGCGCACGGCGTGCGCGGGCGCAGTGGACGCTGGCCCTGACGCCGCCGGCGAATGGGATAGCGGCCTGCCCGACGTGACGGAGTAGCCATGACCAACAATATCGCGGTCAGCATCAAGGTCGACGTCGCCGACTTGCAGGTCAAGCGGGCGATCATGTCGTCTGAGCTGAAGGCGGCCCAGAAGGATCTCGCCGACTTCGCCAAGCAGGCCAAGTCCGGCGGCCTGACCGACGAACTGCGCGCCGACATGCTCAAGACCGGGTCCGAGGTGGCGCGGCTGAGCAATGGCGTCAAATCCTTCGATTCTCAGCTCAAGGTGGTCACCGGCGGCCTCGGCGGCGTGCACAGCGGCATGGCCGGGGTGACCCGCGAATCCATCGTCATGGCCCGCGAACTGGCCCGGGGCAATTTCACCCGGCTGTCGGGCTCCGCGACCATCCTGGCCCAGCGCCTGGGCATCCTGACCCCGGCGGTGATCGGGACCGGCGCGGCTATCGCCGCCATCGCCGCGCCGATCGCCGTCTTCCTGCTCGCCGCCGAGCAGGGCTCTGAGGAGATGGCCAAGTTCCGGAACGCGATGGAGGCGACCAATGGCTATGCCGGCGTCACCATCTCGCAACTGCAGGGCATGGCCCAGGCGACCGCCAATTGGGCGCATGAGGGCATCGGGGCCGCGACCACGGAGCTGATGGCCCTGGCCTCGACCGGACAGTTCACCGGCCAGACCATTCAGCTGATCGGCGCGGACGCCACGCGAATGTCGCAGCTGACCGGCGAGAGCGCCGACAAGTGGAACGCCGAGTTCGAAAAGATGAGCGGCGGCGTCGCCAAGTTCGCCGCCGACTACCAGGCCAAGTATGGCCAGCTGACCACGGCCCAGTTCGAATACATCCAGCAGCTGGAACAGCAGGGTCAGAAGGAGTCGGCCGAATACGCCCTGGCCAAGGACGTCTATAACTATCTCGGCCAGCAGGCCCCGCAGAACCTCGGCTTCCTCGAAAGCGCCTGGCACAAGGTCGGTGCGGCGATTTCTGACGCCTGGGACAAGCTGAAGGGCTTTGGCCGCGACAGCAACGCCGACAAGATCGCCGCCGCGCAGAGCCAGCTGGACTATTACAAGAACCTGTCCAAGGGCGGCGGCGGCCTCGAGCACAGCTATGACGCCCAGATCGCCGCGGCCGAACGCCAGCTGGCCCTGGCGCGGTCGCAGGAAGCCGCCGACGAGCGCAGCGCGACGGCCAAGGCGCATGCGACCGAGGTCCAGAAGGAAGGCGTCGCCGCCGCCCAGAAACTGCAGGAGCAGTTCGACGCCTCGCGCAGCAGCGGCGAAAAGCTCAAGATCGCACTGCAGGGCATCAACGAAAACCTGAACCGGGCGGTCGCGGCTGATCCGGCCAACAAGGCGCTCTATGAACAGGAGGCCGCCGGCGCCCGCGCTCAGGCCATGAAGTCCGACGCCGCGCCCAAGGGTCCGAAGGGTCCGGGGGTCGTCCAGCAATATCAGGAGGAATTCCGCCGCGCCCAGGTGTTGTCGAACGACTTTTTCGGCGACGAAACCCAGAAGGAACTGGCGTTCTGGCAGTCCAAGGCCTCGACGGTCGCCAATGGCTCAAAGGACTGGCTGGAGATCCAGGGCCATATCTATGACGCCGCCAAGGCCCTGGCCCATGAGGGCTATCAGTCGCAGCTGGCCAGCCTGAACGACGCCCTGCAGGCCGATCGCGACAACTGGGCCAAGGAACAGGCCGACTGGAACGTCAAGCTGGCCTTCATCAAGTCGACCTTCGGCCAGGAGAGTGCGGAATATAAGAACGCCTATCGCGAGATGGAGGCGGCGGCGCACGATCATGCCGCCAAGATGGACGAGGCGACCAAGAAGGGGCGCGACGACGCCCTGAAGGGTCTGGAATCGAACCTGGCGGCGCAGAAGTCGGTCCGCGACGCGCAAGGCCGCTCGGCCGAGACCACCATCCAGGCCGGCGCCAAGGGCGACCCGATCCTGGGCGAGGTCTCGGCGGCGCAGAAGATCGCCGCCCTGCATGCGCAGGAGAACGCCCAGGACCTGGCCGACGCCCAGGCGCTGAACGCGGCCAAGATGGCGATCCTTGACCAGGCCATGGCCGACGCCGCGGCCAAATATACCCAGGATTCCGAACAGTACCGCGCCGCCGCCGGGCAGAAGAAGCTGGCCGACCAGGAATGGGCCAATCAGCAGCGGGTCATGTCGGCCCAGGCCACCAACGCCCAGATCCAGGACCAGCAGCGCATCGCCTCGGCATGGCATTCCTCGATCGACCCCCTGATCCAGGGCGCCGGCAGCCAGATCAAGGGCCTGGTCGAAGGCACCGAGACCTGGCAACAGGCCATTGTCCGCATCGGCGAGGACGCCCTGCAGATGGTGATCAGCGCGATCGAGCGCATGGTCGAGCAATGGATCGTCAGCCTGATCATGGGCAAGAGCGCCCAGAGCGCCACGGCGGCGGCCCAGGTCGCCTCCTATGCCGGGATCGCCGGCGCGGCGGGTGTGGCCTCCATGGCCGGCGCGCCCTGGCCCCTGGACATGACGGCGCCGGCCTTCGGCGCCTCCATGGCCTCGGCCGCCATGGCCTTTGGCACGGTCGCCAGCCTCGCGGTCGGGACCAACGAGGTGCCGACCGACATGATGGCCCAGATCCACGCGGGCGAACGCATCATTCCAGCGGCGGATAACAAGGCCCTGATGTCGGCCGTCGGCGCCAGTGGCGGCGGCCGGCGGGGGGGTGACCTCCATCAGCACATCAACTATGCGCCCCAGCTGTCCGGCGAGACGATGCCCTTCCGCGACCAGCTGCGAAACCACGCCAGCGACGTCACCGACATGGTCAAGGTCGCGGTGCGCAGCGGCGCGCTGGTCCTGGCCTGATCCGCGAGGCCTTTAGATGACGCTTCCGGTCTATCCGGGCCGGGACCTGTTGCCGGGCCTGGCCTTCAGTTCGAAATGGTCGCCCAGCTTCGTCAATATGCCGACGGCGACCACGGCGAGCGGGGCGGATATCGATATCGGGCTGGCGCAATATCCGCTGCATGACTTCGAGCTGACCTATGAGTTTTTGCGCCACGGTCCGGTCCCGGGCGGCTCGCCCCTGGCCCAGCTGGAATTCCGCACCCTGATGGGCTTCCACCTGATGCTGTCCGGCACGCTCGGCCGCTTCCTCTATCGCAATCCCGACGACGACCAGGTGTTTCGCGACCTCATTGGGGTCGGGGATGGAGCCACGACGGTGTTCACCCTCACCCGCGGCTTCGGGGCCAATGGCTATTTTGGGCGCGAGCCGGTCGGCCAGGTCAATACCGACGCCGGCGTCAATGTCTATCTGGGGACCTCGGCGACGCCGGTCGCGCCCTCTGGCTATGCGATCAGCACCGCGACGCCCTGCGCCAATACCATCACCTTCGGGACGGCCCCTGGGTCTGGCGTGCCGATTTCTATCGATATGAAGTATTATTATTACTGCAAGCTCGCAGACAACAGCAACACGTTCGAGAAGTTCATGGATCGACTGTTCAAGCTGCAAAAGGTCGCGCTGCACAGCTGCCGGTCCGGGGCGTGAGCGCGCTTCTGCGCGACGCCTCGCCGGCCCTGGTGGCGGCGCTGGCCGGCGGCGTCAAGCTATGGTCGGCCGACCTGTTCACCTTCGGCCTGGCCGATGGCGTCACCACCTATAATTTCGCGTCCTGGGACAGCGACCTGACCGTGGGCGACGTGGTCTATGCCTCGCGCAAGCCGTGGATCACCCGGTCGGGCTGGAACGTCACCAACACCCTCGAAGTCCCGACCCTGACGCTGAAGCTGAGCGCGATGAACGACGGCTTCGCGGGCGGGGCCAATATCAAGACCCAGATCCACAACGGCCTGTTCGACGGGGCGTCCTTCCTGCTCGCGCGGGCCTTCATGACTACGCCGGGCGACACGGCGGACCTCGGCCTGGTGGACCTGTTCGGCGGCGAGGTCGGGGCGATCGACATCACCGGCGCCGGCGCCCAGATGAACATCAAGGGCAAGGTCAACAAGCTGGACCAATATGTCCCGCGCAACCTGTTCCAGGTCGGCTGCAATCACGCCTTTTGCGACCTCGGCTGCACCCTCAACCGCGCGGCCTACACATCGACCTTCGCCGTGGGCGCCGACCCCACCCCGACCTTCGTCCCCTGGGCCTCGCCGTCTGCGACGCCGGCGCTCTACACCGCAGGCACCCTGGCGATCACCTCGGGCGCTGGGGCGGGGCAGAGGCGCACCATCCTGGCGGCGGCCTCCGGCGGCGTGACCCTGGCCTATCCGCTCTACATCGTCCCGGCGCCCGGCGACACCTTCACCGGGTTCGAGGGCTGCGACAAGACCGAGAATTCCGCCTCGGGCCAGAGCTGCGCCGACCGGTCCAACACCCAGCATTATCGGGGATTCGAATTCATCCCGCCGCCGAACGCGGCGTACTGATGGGCGCGGTCTATCACCACCAGGAGACCTGGGCCGAGGGCGCGCGCCTGCTGGTCAAGGATCGCGCCGGGGCGATCGAGGCCCATGACGTGGCCAGCGAATCCGAGGCGACCCAGCGCGCGCACGCCGTGCGCGCCATGCTGGGCTGGATCGGCACGCCGTTCCGCGACTGCGGCTTCGTCAAGGGACCGAACGGGGCGGTGGATTGCGCCATGAGCCTGGTCGGGACCTATCGCGAGGCGGGGCTGATCGGCGATTTCGACCCCAGGCCCTATCCGTCGCGCTGGTTCCAGCACCGCGAGGAGGAGCGCTTTCTGGACTGCCTGGCGCAGCTGGGCGCGCACGAGACTGACGCCGCGCGGCCGGGCGACATCCTGGTCTGGCGGTTCGGCCGGACCTATGCCCACGGGGCGGTGATGATCAACGCCCGCGAGGTCTGTCACGCCTATGCCGCCGCCGGCCAGGTGACGGTCTCGGCGATCGACGAGCCGCTGCTGGCCTTCATCGGCTGGCGCGGCGGCCATGTGCCCCGGCCGGTGAAGTATTTCACCCTGTGGGGCCGCTGATGGGCCTGTTCAACACTGGTCCCAAACCGCCGGCCCCGATCCGCTACAGCGGCCTCAATGTCGGCTCGTCCATGATGGACCTGCCGATCCCGCTGTTCTGGGGTCAGCGCCGGCTGGCGACCAACGCCATCTGGTACGGCAATTTCAAGGGTCGGCCGATCAACGGCAAGGGCAAGGGCGGCGGTGGCAAGTCCTCGCAGCAGCCCTATGACTATACCGCCGCGACCCTGTTGGCCCTGTGCGAAGGCCCGATCGACCGGCTGAACCGCTGCTGGGCGCAGGGCTCGACCACCACCACCAGCAATCTCAGCCAGCTGAACATGACTCTGTTCGCCGGCACGGCGACCCAGGCGCCCTGGTCCTGGATGGTGTCGAACTATCCGAACGCCGCGCGGGCCTATGCCTATACGACCTATCTGGGCTGTCCGAAGCAGGACCTTGGCGAGTCCGCGACCATCCCTGACAACGGGTTCGAGTGCGCCCGGACCAATGGCTTCAGCTTCAGTCACACCACCCCGGGCTGGATCGACCCCAGCAGCCATGTCCAGTCCGACGCGATCGACGTCCTGGCCAGCGACTGCGTCAATGACCTGCTGACCAATCCGCAATATGGCGTGCTGTTCGCCGCGGCCGATATCGGCGACCAGACGCAATATCGCAACTACCTTCTGGCCCAGGGCATCTTCGTCTCGCCGCTGCTGGTCAGCCTGGAAAAGGCGACCTCGGTGCTGAACCGCTGGGCGCAGCTGACCAATAGCTGGATCTACTGGTCGGGGGCGCAGCTGCAATTCGTGCCGCTGGGCGACGCCGCGATCACCGGCAATGGCGCCGCCTACGTCCCGGCGACCGACGTCGCCTATGACCTGGGCCTGAACGACTTCATCTTCGACAAGAATTCGCCGCCGGTGAAGGTGACCCGCGCCGATCCGGCCGATTGCCCCAACCGCACCATCCTGAACATCACCGACCGCACGATCGGCTATGTCAACAACCCGTTCGAGTACAAGGACCAGACCCTCGTCGACACCTATGGGCTGCGCGACAACGCCAATATCCAGGGTGATGAGATCTGCGACCCGATCGTGGGCAAGATCGTGGTCCAACTGCTGGGCAAGCGCGCGGCCTATATCCGCAACAGCTATAATTTCAAGGTGAGCCAGCGCTATCTGCTGTGCCTGCCCGGCACCATCCTGACCCTGACCGAGCCGAATATCGGGCTGAACGCGCTGCGCGTGCGGGTCACCAATATCCGCGAGGACGAGAAATATCAGCTGGAGTTCAACGCCGAGGAGTTCCCGGGCAATATCGGGACCTATTATCCGCCCTCGGCCTCGGCCTCCGGCAATGTGCCGTCGTCCTTCCCGAACCTCTATGTGGACCCGGGCGTGGTCAATACGCCGGCCGTGGTCGAGCCCAATGCGGCGTTCAGTTCGACGCCCAGCCTGCTGATCGCGGCCTCGGGCGGCGCGGATTGGGGCGGCTGCGACGTCAATATCTCGTTCGACGGGACCAGCTATCAGGTCATCGGCCAGATCACCTCGGCGGCGCCGCAGGGGCTCCTGACCGCGACCTTGGCGGCCCATGCCGATCCGGACACCACCCACACCCTCGCGGTTGACTGCACTGAAAGCCAGGCCGTCCCTGTGGCCGTGACCACGGCCGACGCCGACGCCCTGCGCTCCCTGGCCCTGGTGGCGCCCCAGCCCAGTGTCAGCGGCGGGGTGGCCACCATCCCGACCACGGGCGAACTGCTGGCCTTCGGCGATGTCACCGCGACCGCGACCTATGCGGCGAACCTGACCTATCTGCGCCGCGGGGCCTATGGCACGACGCCGGGCGCCCACGCCACGGGAGCCCAGTTCACGGTGCTGGACATCCTGGGCAAGACCGGCTCGACCCTGCTCTATGAGATCCCGCGCCAATATGTCGGCCAGCCGATCTATCTGAAATTCGCCTCGTTCAACCTGTTCGGCCTGATGACCGAAGACCTGAGCGTGGTGCAGGAATATCTCTACACCCCGACCGGCGTCGGGTTCGGGTCGGGGACGGGCGGGGTTCCGTCCGCGCCCACGGGACTGTCGCCCACGGCCACCAACAGCCAGGTCGCCCTGGCCTGGACACCGAACGCCTCGACCGATGGCGTGCTGGCCTATGTGCTCTATCGCGCCAATGGCCTGGGCGCATCCTTCGGCTCGGCCGTGGCGATCTGGAGCGGCCTGGCGGTCGGCTATACCGATCCGACCGTCGCGGCCTCGACCGCCTACACCTATTTCCTGGTCGCCGAAAACGCGGCCGGAGCGTCCGACCCCAGCGCGGGCGAAAGCCTGACCACGCCGGCCTCGGACGGCACCACGGTGACGGTGATCACCACCACCAGCTCGCCCCTGGCGCTCGGAACGCCGCCGTCCCTGCTCTGGTACGTCGATATCCTCAACACCTCGGGCGCGGCGCTCGAGGTGGATCTGCCGGCCACCGCCCTGGACGCCCAGCGCATCGTGCTGACCGACCTCGAAGGCAATGCCGCGACCTACGCCATCACGGTCAAGGCCGGCGCGACCACCCTGGCCACCATCTCCGCCAACAATGGCGCGGCGCCCGTGCTGTGGAGCAGTGGCGCCTGGGTCAACGCCTGAATTCTGGAGTCTAATCCATGATCCTGATGCTGGCTCCGGCGCCGAACATGGCGTTCGGGGCGATGCCTTCTGGCGCGAGTTATGTCTCTGACCCGTTTGCGCTGGTCAAGATCGCCAACGATTCGTCGGCCGACCAGGTGGCGCTGCTGACCGCCGGCTGTTTCACCCTGACGCCCTTTGGCGGCTGGGGCAATTTCGGCTTCGTCACCCTGGCGGACCTCTACGCCGCCGACACCGGCGCCCTGCTGCCGGGGGTGACGGGTTTTCCGCAACACACCATCGCCAGCGTGTTTTCCGATCCGACCGCTTCCAACGATGGCAGCTGGACCAAGACCGGGACCGGGACCGGCGCCGGCAATTGGACCCTGGTGTCCAATACCAGCCTGGCGGATCTGTTCGCCTCGATCGAGGCCCTGAGCCTGGAGGTCCAGGGCCTGCAGTCGTCGGTGCACCTGGCGGCCGACGGCCCCGTGGCGGCGGCGACCACGGCCGCCCTGCCGGCCAACACCTATGCCAACGGCGCGGCCGGCGTCGGGGCGACCCTGACCGCCAACGCCAATGGCGCCCTGGCGGCCCAGGACGGCGAAACCCTGTCGGTCGGCTCGCGCCTGCTGGTCAAAAACGAGGCGGCGGCGGCCAATAACGGCGTCTATGTGGTGACCCAGGCCGGCGGCTCCGGAGCGCCCTATATCCTGACCCGCGCGGCCGACGCCGACACCCCCGCGCTGCTGGGTGGGATCAGCGTGCTGGTGGTCACCGGCGCGGTCAACGCCGGACTGCTCTTCGTCCTGGCCTATCCGGCGGATGAGCTGCTGATCGGCGCGTCGGCCTTAAGCTTCTATTCGACCCTGATCGCCTATGCCGGGACGCTGGCGGCCTATGACACGGTCGCGGACCTGCAGTCGGCGACGGTATGGCCGACCACGGCGACGGTCACCCTGGCCGGCTATCACACGGCCGGCGATGGCGGGGCGGGGGTCTATGTCCGCGCCTCGGGCGGGGCCGGGGCGGGCAAGATCCAGTCGGCCGATGGGCAATGGTGGAAACTGACCGGCGGGACCATCCGGCCGAAGCAGTTTGGCTGCGTCGGTGACGGCTCGACCGACGATACCACCCCCATGCAGACGGCGGCGACCTTCGCCATCGCGGCCTATCCGACCGAACTGGATATGACCGGGACCTTCGCCATCTCCAAGCTCAGCCTGACGGGCGGACCCGGCATTGTGTTGACGGGGAACAGTGAGCTGATCGGCAATGCGACATCGGCGACCACGGCCCTGGTGGATATCAGCATGTCGGGGGTGTCCGGCAAGGGTCAGATCCGCGCCGATTGCGGCTATAACACCGACTATGCGCGCGGCTGCTGGATCCACGGCACGTCCTCGATCCAGTGCGAATATATCGACCTGGCCATCATCATTGATCGCGCCCAGATCGGCATCGAGTGCGGCGACATCAACTACCCCTCGGCCATAGTCGGGGAATGTACGATCAGCGGCGGCACCTATGGCTGCCTGATCTCGACCAAGGTCACGGGCGTCGAAACCTATGTCTCCTTCGTGGGCGGCCAGTGGTCAGGCGATTCCTTCGGCGGCTCCGGAGGCTGGCTGACCGCGCCGCTGCGTGGCTGCCTGGTGGTCGGCGGCCACGCCACCTTCACCGGCTGCCAGCTGATCCAGACCGCCAGCGTGACAAATCCCCTGGTCGAAATTCAGCCCCTGGCCGGAACGGGCGGAGAGGGGACCCTCTGGGGCCAGTTCCTGGCGGTCAATTGCGAGACCGAGGCGGCCGGCGGCCTGGCCATCACCGCCAATCCCAGCAGTCTGACCATCAGCTCGACCTATGGCGTGCGCGGCCTGATCAGTTTCGAAAACTGCACCGGCTACATCTCCATGTCCGGCAGCACCAACGCGGTGATCCAGGCGCTGCAGTTCGACGGCAATGTCGACACGCGCAGCAACAGCTATTGGACCAGCCCCACGCGGACCCATCCGAACATCTATTGCGACAGCGCCCTGACCGACGTCTATACCGACCGGATCAGCTGGGACCCCAAGCAAGGCTGGCTGGACTATCAGGCCGGGGTCAGCGGCGGGGTGCTGCATTTCGAGGACGCCAAGATCGTCTCCTATAACGGCCTGGCCCCCGGCGGGACGGGCCAGTCCTTTCCGGCCGCCACGGCGACGGTGCTGCTCTATCAGAACGCGGAAAACGCCGGACTGCCGGGCAGTTTCAACAGCTGGTACAACCCCGCGACGGGCATCCTGACCATCGGCGCCGGCGGCGTCTCCGAACTGGAGATCCTGGCCAGCGCCTATGCGGCCGGCGTCACGGCCGACCTGATCATCCAGTCCAATGGCGGATCGGGCTGGGCCGACGAGGCCTATGGCAATTTCAGCTCCTTCGGCCAGGTCTCCAAGATCCTGGGCGCCGCCGTCGCCGGCGCGGAATATCGCGTCGTCCTGACCACCCTGGCCGGCACCTCGGGCTCGGCCAATCTCAACAACGCGGTGAACTTCCTGCAGGTCAAGGCGCGGCGCTAGCCGGCCGATCCATCGCGGCCGAGGACGATCGGCCGCCTCCTTACGAGGACCCTCCATGAACATCAGATCAGCGCTCCTCGCCGGAGCGATGCTGGCGGCGGCCTGTGCGCAGGGGCCGGCGGCGATGGCCCAGGCCTATCCAGCCATGCCAGGGCCGGACGGGCGGGCCTTCAATCCGCCAGCCTTCTACCCGGCGAATCCGAATAATGGCGCGCCATGCTTTCCCGGCAATTCGGGATGCCCGGGGACGCCGACCACGCCAGGGCCTCTGGTCGCCTCCGGCGTCAGCCCGGTCAGCTTCGCGATCGGCTCGGCGACCCAGTCGGCGAGCTTTACGCCGGTCGCGGGGCGGCCGTTCAATATCAGCTTCACGGGCGCGGGCGTCGGCGCCTGCCAGGTTGAAGAACAGACCGACGGGACCAATTGGGCGCAGATCGTGGTCGCCGCGTCGGGCCAGCAGGTCCAGCTGGGGACCTATGCCCTGACCGGGTCGGGCGTCCCCTTCACCGACTCCATCACCCTCACCCAATACAACGTGCCCGTTCGGCTCAACTGTGCGTCCGGCGCGACGGGCGGCGGCTGGGTGTCGGGGACCATTTCCGGGACCTTCAGCCAATGATCAAACGCATCGCACTCTGGGCGCTGATGGCGCTCGCCCTCGTCGCGGCCCCGGTCTGGGCTCAGACGGGGGTGGACACGACCGCGCGGGGGATCGCGGCGGCGGCCTTTGTCGGCCAGAGTGCCGTTACTCCGACCAACGCCGTGGTGGCGTCGAAGACGGCGGATCGATCCGCCTGGGTCAATTATTTCCCGGAAGACTTTAACAGGTACGTCGGCGACGCGAAGTCCTACAGCGACGCCACCACCTCGGGCGCGGTCTTGACCTCGCCGACCGCGAATTTCCAGCCGATCGACGCGGGCAAGTATGTCGATCTCGCCATGGGCGCAAACCAGTCCTACACCGGCTTTCAGGTGGGGAACCTGCTCTATGTGCTGAGCGGCGCGGCCAACACGCTGGCCCCCAATTCGCCGATCAGCGGCGGCGGCCTGACGGCTGAAAACGTCGGGATGCAGCAGCCTTGCCAGACCTCAGCCTATGCGGCGACGGCGACCCAGAGCACCACCACCCTGACGGTCACCGGGACCGTGGTCGGCACGCTCTCGATCGGACAGCAGATCGTCATCGGGTCCACGACCGAGCATATCACGGCCCTGGGAACCGGGACGGGCGCCGCGGGAACCTATATGACCGACACGTCCGCGGCGATCGGCACCAGCACCCCGGCCACAGCGTCGAGCGCGTGCATCATCGGCGGGATCGGCATCTATACGACGAGCGGAACCCAGACCGTTGGCTCCTACGCCAGCCCTGTGACCTTCAACGCCCAGACCACGGCGCATCTGCAATTCGGGTCGCGCATCAGCGCCACCCAGATGAACCTCACCACGACGCCGACCAACCCGGCGACGACTGCTGAGAACTTCACCTATTACACCGACGCGCGGAACGCGATCGAGACCTGCGCGGCCAACGCGGCGGCCTATTCCGGCAACTGCGTGCTGCAAAACAAAAACTATGGTGTCGGCCCGACCAACGGGACCACGCTCGACGTGCCTTATGGCGTCGTCATTCGCGGGGGCGCTGCCCCCAGCCTGAAAAACCCAGGCTCGACCACCGGCCAGGGCGCGGCGATCATTCTTGGTCCCGGCATCGAGTTCAACCTGTCTGGGCGCCTGAAAGACCTGGCCGTCTTGAAGTCCGCCGCCTATGCGCAGACGACCAACGCGGTGACCTTCAACGCCAATCTGGCCAACTATCGCGATGAGGCGGTCACGCTGCCATATACCTATGGCTCACAGGTTCAGAACGTCGAATTCATTGGCTTTGCGACCGCCATAGACAACAACCCGACACCTGGGAGCACGACGGGGGCGATATACACCGAAATCAGCGACATCAGCGGCTATAACCTGCAGATGCTGCGGATCGATAACCTGCATGATCTCGCGCATTGGGATCACCTTCACTTCAACGCAAATGTGATCAACCCGGTCAGTAATCCGAACGCGATCCAGTCTTTTGTGATCACCAGCTTCGGCACGGACTCGGGTCAGATCGAAGTCGGCTGGACTTCGGCGGGCGGCGTCACCCTGGCCCGCGGTAATCAGGTCACCTTTGGCGGTATCACGTCCGCCACTGGCTCTCCCTATTTCGGGTTGAACAGCAACCGCTACACAGTGAGCAAGATTGTCGATAGCTCGCACTTCGACCTTGCCGGAACGACCGGCGGCGCGACGGTTTCTTCGCCGACCGGCTCGCCCCTGGTCTATTTCAAGTGGGCTGCGGTCCCTGGCCCGATCTATTCCGTAACGAACTCCGAGGCCCCTCAGGGGACAGACTGGAACGCGATCGGTGCGGATACCGATCTCTACTGCGGGACCAAGTGCGGAACGCTGAACCTGACGCAAGTCGTCTTCGAAAACGACGGCGCTCCCGATAATTCGACCCATTGCATCATCATCGACAGCACCGCCTATCAGTGGAAGATCCAGGGGAATTATCTCTACAACTGCGGCGTTGACGTTTCCATGAGCGTCACCAGCGGCACCAGCGCCTGGGGCGGCGTTCCGGGGTCGATCGACTTCGGGGTCTATGGGACCAACCAGAACACCGCCGTCAATCTGAACACGGCGTTCGATACGTTCAATCTGCTGGCCGGGTCTACCCAGATCAAGGGTGGGACCATGACGAACCAGCATCAGATCCTGGCGACCGTGAACGCCCGCGTGTCCTTCGAACAGGTCGCGGGCGCCTATACCAGCCCGACCTTTGACAGCGCCTCCGTGCTGGCCACCTTCCAGAAAATCGGCGGGATCAACTGGCCCGACTTCTTGGGCGGCCAAAGCTTGGCCGGGTACGACGTTTCTCTGAACGTGACCAATGGGGCCAACAATGCGCTCAACACGACCCAGGCCCTTGAATGCAAGGGGTCTGGTTCGCAAAATTGTAAGGTGAACCTGCCGTTCTTTATCAATTCCGGCCTAGTACCGACCGTCCGAATTGTAACGTCTGGCGCGTCAACGTCTGTCACCGGGGCTGATGTTGTCGTCGAGATCAACAAGACTACGGGGTCGGCGACCGCCGTAAGCCTGCTTTCAGTCTCGACAGGATTTGTCTGCACGATCAAGGACGGCAAGGGCGACGCGGCGACCAATAACATCACCATCACGCCAGCGTCTGGCACAATCGATGGCTCGGCGACCTATGTCATCAACACCAACCATGGCGTTGTCAGGCTTCAGTGGGACGGCGCCCAGTGGACGGTCCTGTGATGAAAAAGGTTTCTGCAACGGCTATCGCCGGCCTGGCGCTGGCCTTCGCCGGCGCCCCGCCCCACGCCCACGCGGCGCCGCCCCAGCTCAAATGGCCTCCTCCGCCCCTGGTCAATCCGGTGACGGTCACCGTGGCGCCCGGGAATTTTGCGCACTGGTGCCAGCACAACGAAGACGTGAAGCTGGTCTGGCCGGCGGGCAAGCACGTCGGATCGGTCACTATCGCCGCGTGCCACAACGTGGTCTCGATCGCGGGTTGGACCACAGTGCCCGCAACCGCCGACACCTCGAACAGCGCGCCCTCGCGAGCCTTCTACGTCGACCAGGATACCGGAACGGTCCACATCGAGGGGCTGCTGGTGGACAGCTCCGGCGGCGCCATGGAAGACGTGATCGACATCAATGCGCCCCTGGCGACGGTGCAGATCGAGAACGTCCGGGCCGAGCGGATCTATGGCTTCAATGATCAGTTTCACGCCGACTGCGTCCAGCCTTTTGGCGGCGTGAAGGCGCTGAGGATCTACAGCTTCACCTGCCGCACGGCCTATCAGGGCCTCAGCATCGGCCCCATGCCCGGCACGCCGCCCGGCTGGACGGCCGATATCGAGAACACCAACATCGTCTTGGTCGACGCGCCGATCTATGGCGCCCACAATAATGGCGGCTATCTCTTCTGGCCCTGCGCCGATTCCGCCTGCGCGGGCCTCGCCAGGACCGTGCTCAGCCAGGTGTGGCTGCAGCCCCGGCCCGGACAGCCGCCGGCGAGCACGGTCTGGGCCGGGGGTTTCGTCAGCGTGAACAGCCAGTTCGCGCACCCCTATATCAACTTCGCCGCCCTGCCGATCGACGGCCATGTGACCGTTGGAACGCCTCCGGGCGGGGATTTCGTGCCGGTCGGCGTCGCCGGCCTCGGCTACGTCTCGCCGGGCTACGCCGCGCCCTGAAGCCGACCACGCCCTGAGCCGACCGCGCACGGCGTTCGCGCCTGGCGCTCGACCTGTCTTCCTCCAGACCTGAGGTTTCCATGACCGATACGTCATCTCCGGACGGGGGCGATCGCGCGCCCGCGCCTGTCGCCGCGCCTTCGCCCTCGATCGTCGCCGCCGTGAGCGGAATCACCCGCTCGGTCGGTCCCTATGTGATCGCGGTCGGCGTCCTGGCCGCCGTGGTGGCCAAGCCGGATCTGACCGACCCCAAGCAGGTGATCAACCTGCTGCTGGGCGCGGCCCTGCTGGCCATCAACCCCAAGGGGCCGGGCGCGTGAACGTCGCCCGGCTCCAGGCCGGTCTCGCCGCCGCCGGCTACGCCGTGGCGGCCGACGGCGCCTTTGGTCCCGCGACCCTGGGCGCCCTGATGATGTACGCCGCCCAGCGGCCGACGGCGGTGACGCTGTTCGGCCAGCTGGCGCCGGCGACCCTGGCCCAGTTCGAGTCCTATGGGATCGGGGACGACCTGGAGCGGATCCACTGGATCGCCCAGGGCTGCCATGAGACCGAGCGATTCCAGTTCTTCACCGAGCTGGGCGGCCCGACCTATTTCTCCGCCTATGACGGGCGCAAGGACCTGGGCAACACCGAGCCCGGCGACGGCTATCGCTATCGCGGGCGCGGGATTTTCCAGATTACCGGCCGCTATAACTACCAGGCCTTTGGCGCAAAGCTGGGCCTGGACCTGGTCGATAATCCCGACCTGGCGGCCGACCCGGCCACGGCGGCGCGCATCGCCTGCGAATTCTGGGAACAGCGCGATATCGGCGCCCTGGCTCGGGCCGACGACATCGAAGGCGTCACCCACAAGATCAATGGCGGCCTCAATGGCCTGGCCGATCGGCAGGCTGTCACCACGCGCCTGAAACAGATCTGCGGCCTGGCTTAAGCCGGCCGCGCCCCGTCATGCGCGCCCTTGCGCATGTGCCGCGGGGGAGCCGCCCCCGCATCCCTAGGAGCCGCTAGAATGAACTTCCTCCAAATCATCGAGGCCGACGCCGTGATGGCGTGGGACGATTTCCTGAAAGGGATCACCTATCTCAGCACCGAGGCCGCCGCCCTGATCAAATGGTGCGAGGGCAAGGACCCTGCGATCGTGTCCCAGGTGCAGCAGCTGCTGACCTTGGGCGAAACGGCCGCCGCCGCGCTGGTGGCCAAGGGCAACCCGGCCCTGACCAACATCATCGTCGATGGCGTTGACCTGGCCGAACAGGGCGCCGCCAACCTGATCCAGTCGGCCACCGGCAACTCCGCGACCGGCGTCACCGCGACCGCCCTGGCCACGGCCGGCCTCAGCGACCTGGGATCGATCGCCACCAATATGGCGACGCTCGGCTATACCAAGGCGGTCGCCGCCCTGGCCCAGGCCGCGGCGCCGGTGACAAATCAGTCCGCGCCGGGAGCGACCGGGCAGGCGGTCCAGCAGCCGGCCTAGAACGCGGTCCACGTCGGGCGGCTCCAGCGTGGCCGCCGCGCCTCGGCCCGAAAGGGTCGGGGCGCACCTCGCGTCCCCCCAAACCGTAGGAGAAGGCGATGTTCAAGGTCGTCGGAGGCTTAATCGGCTATATCGCCGGCTGCCTGATCGTGGTGCTGCTGGCCGCCAGCCCGGTGCTGATCTGGAAATATGACCGGGGCGAATTCGACCAGGCGCCCTGGGCGCATCTCGACTGGCGCGGCCCGGTCTTCGGCCATCCCCATATCGTCATCGGCCTGCCGCTGTCCCTGGCGGGGCGGGTCGCGATCGCGCTGAGCAAGGCCGACAGGCTGGAGGCGGCCGACGCCGCCGCCTTGGCCCGCGCCGTCGTCCTGGCCCGCGCCCAGACCCAGATCACCGCCCAGATCGGCGCGCGCGACCAGGTCGCCCAGGCGCGGATCCGCACCGTCACCCAAACCCTCATCCGGGAGGTCCCCGTCTATGTCGATCCGAAAGCTGATGCTGCCTGCACTGTGCCTGTTGGCTTTATCCGGCTGTGGAACAGCGCCGCCAGCGGCGTCGAAAGCGTTCCCGACTCCGCCGCCGGCGCTAATGAAGCCGCCTCGGGCGTACCTCTCGATACCGTTGGTCGCTACGCCGTCCTCGACCTCGGCGCCGCCCGCGCCAACGCCCAGCAGCTGAGCGACCTGCAGGACTGGGCGCGGGCGCAGATGGCGGCCGCCGCCTCGGCCGCATCCTCGCCCGTCCCGCGCTAGGCTTTTCCGACCCGTTTCCATGCCCGAGAGTGAGGGGATTGCGCCGCATGGCCGATACCAAGTTCGAGACCAGGGACCGTCCGACCAACAAGGATATCCAGGACCAAGTGCGCGAGGTCCATGACTGCCTGCACAAGGTCGGCGGCCGGGTCGAGCACCAGGGCCTACAGATCGGCATGCTGGCGCGCGCCATGGGCCTCAAGCTGCCCACGGAAGACGAGATGAAGGACGGGGCCGAGCCCAGGCCCGTGCGCACCCGCCTGGGCGGCCTGCAGCCCTTCCAGGCCATCTGCTACGCCGTCGGGGCCATGACGGGCGCCCAGGCGCTCTACAAGATCCTGGAGCCGACCGTGGTCGCCGCCGCGATCGTCCTGCATCATCAGTTGATGCGGTGATGGGTCAGATCTCGACCAAGTTCCGCAACGGCCATGGACGCCTGTTCCACTGGTGCGAGCCTTGCGGCGAGCTGCATCCGCTGCCGATCGACGCGGGCTGGACGTTCAACGGCGACTATGAGCGGCCGACCATGACGCCCAGTTTCCTGCAACACGGCGCCGATCCCGGCCAACGTTGCCACTACATCCTGACGGCCGGCGTTCTGAACTATCGCGCCGACTGCTCCCACGCCCTCGCGGGCCAGAGCGTGCCGCTGTTCGATCTGCCGGCGGACTATTGCGACTTCTGCGATCCGGTGGAGATCAGGCCATGAGCGAGCGCTACAAGGTGTTCTTCGCCGAGGAGACCCCGTTCATCGAGGTCTATCTGCGGCGGTTCCGCTACTCCTCGGCCGACCCGGCCGGCTGCCAGTGTGACGCCACCAGCCCGACGCCCCTGTGCCGGGTTCCCTGGCCCGTGCGGACCTATCTCGACGGCGATGTCGAGGGAACCGAGCACGGCCATCCGCTGTGGCCCAAGGCCTGCGAAAAGTGCGGGCGCGCCTTCACCGACCAGGACGAGTGGCAGGCCAATATGAGCCGGGTCTATCGCCGCGCCGACACCGGCGAATGGCCGCTCGATCACCGCGCCAGCAACTGCACCCGGCCGGACGACAAGGTTCACCGCTGCTGGGTGCGCCACGGCCGGCCCGAGGACGGAACCCTGCACGTCGACAAGAACGGCGACACCTGCGCCGCGGGCGCGGGCTCGATCATCATGCACGGCGGCTGGCACGGCTTCCTGCACCACGGCGAGCTTTATCGGATCTGAGACTTCCCCGAACCGGCGCTGATCCCCTCGCGCCGCACCTTGAGCCCCTCGGCCGCCGGCTGGGGGGCTTTTTTCGTTTCAGCGACGGCAGGCGGCCGGCGGCCGTCAGAACCCCGCGCGGCTGTTCAGCGGCGTCCAGCACTCGATCGTCACAGTGTCGCCGCCTCGGCCGCAGGTCCTGCACCGCGCCCGCCGGCGCAGATCCTCCAGCGTCATGTCTCCCCACAGCGCCACGGCCTCGGCCGCGCGATAGGTGACTCCGCATGGCCCCAGGCCCTGGGTGCGCGCCAGGCAGACGGTGCAGCCGAGGGCGACGGAGCCGTTACGAGAGGCGAGCCAGGACAGGCGGCCGCTGGGCATGGCGGCGACGACTCGGCGAACGGGCCGCGAACATGCTCCCCGCAATTTCCCCACCTTTTAGCCGGATGTTCGCGTTTTCGGCCCGTCATTGACGTGGGGAGTAGGAGTGAGGTCGGGGCCAAATCCCTTGTAGGACTTGGCCCCGCTGGTGCCGCCGGGCAGGATTGAACTGCCGACCTCAGCATTACCAATGATCGGACGAAATGGCGGAATTGTGAGTTATTTCCGATGGGTAGGGAGGGTGATGGGGAGTGCGTCCCCGTGATTTCCCCCAGTTTCCAGCCTTATGGCGCGCGGGCCGGCATAGGTCCAGGCCTGATGGTGCGCGTCGAACTGAAGCTGCGCGCGGCCTCCTGTTCCGGCGTAGACCTCGGCTATCTGCCGCAGGAGCTGGTCGCGATAGTCCAGGAAGGCCGAGTCGATTTCGCCCAGGTCCAGCGGCTCGAATTTGACGGTCACGCCCAGGGATCCGAAGGCGTCCTTGCTTCATGCTCCTCGACATCCTTGCGGATCGCGGGGCGAAGGCGTTCCGGTATAGCGAACCACTCGCACACTTCATCGACCGTGAAATGGCGGGACCGGGGCGGGGGCGATTCGGGTTTGTCTTTGTCGGTCATGGGGCCTGCATCTCGCGCTTGGCTGTCGCCAATTCATCCAGGTCGAGCGCAGCCAGCGCCCGTCCGATCAAGCGGCGCTTGATCATGATGTATTGTTCGCTCTCAGGGGGTGATCATGGAAAGCCAATGGGAAAAGGCCTGTTCAAGCTTGATCCGGGCCGACTGTTCACTTTTGGTATAACCGTGGTTCATTGAATTGAGGCGCCGACCCTTCTCGGAATCACTCAGGCCTTCATCGGGCCGATTGACGTTGATCTCCCAATACCAACGCGAGGGCTCTTCGTCGTCGCTCTTCACGATAAAGCCAACCGAGACCGTTCTGCTCCAAAGCTCATGTAGCACTTCGTCACCGAGCGGCCCTTCGTTTTTGCGCTTCTTCCACTTCAGTATATTCGGTCGGCGTGTCATGCGCTGCGCTCCGTTGCGGTCTGTTGCACCCCCTCGATCGCCGCCGGCGCGCCCCACAGGCGGTTGATCGAGCCTGCCAGGTGGCTGGTGTTCACGTGGGCGTAGCGCATGACCATGTCGACGCTTTTCCAGCCGCCCAGCTCCATCAGGGCGGTCAGGTCGCGATTGGCGCGGTAGTGCCACGTCGCCCAGGTGTGGCGGCAGTCGTGGGGGGTAAAGTCGGTTATGCCGGCGCGCCGGACCATGCCACGCCACGCCGTCTTGACCTGGCCGCCGCCCTCGCCGTTGCGGCTTTCATAGGGTGGGCCGAGGCGCAGGATCCTGCCGTTCTTCAGCGTGGCCGGCATCTGGGTGCGGAACACCGCGCCTGTGCGATGCGGCAGATTGGCCAGGGCCGCGACCGCGCGGGGGTGCAGGGGCACGCCGCGGCTGTCGCCGTTCTTGACCCCGACGCCGCCGCCCTCGACGTTCATGATCGAGACGTGGCCAGCCGACAGATCGACATGGCGCCAGTCGAGATAGAGGGCCTCGCTGAGGCGCGCGCCGGTCGACAGCAGGAAGATCACCAGAGGCTGGAGGTGCGGCGCGGCGGCGGCGATTAGACGGTCGGCCTCCTCGAAGGTCAGCCAGCGCACCCGGCCCTCCGGCTCCTTGAGCCGGGTCAGCAGGGGCTTGTCGCACCACTGCTTTCGCGCGGCGTGGTGCAGCACGGCCGAGATCTGGCTGATGATCTGGCGGTTGATGGTCGCGGCGCCCGCGTCAGGCTTGAGCTTCTTGACCGCATGGTCGACTTCGGTCTGGCCGATCTGGCTGAGCTTGGTATTGCCGAAGTGCTTGATCAATGGCGTCATGTATTTGCGCTCGCCGCCGGCCTCCATGTGGCTCAGCGCGGCGTCGGCGAAGGTCCGAACAGCGGCGTGACCGTGGATCGACTGGCGGACGATCTCTGCCGAGCGGACGATGAGGGCTTCCTCGGCGGCTTTTCTTTCGCCAAGGCCAGTGCTCTCGTCAACGCGGACGCCCCGGATAGACCCGCGGATATACCAGAATGGGGAGCCGTGGCGTCGGGCGAGCTTGAGGGGCATGGCAGGGCCTTGATCAGGGCGGCGAGGTCGTCGGGCGTAAACACATAGGCCCGCCCCATCTTGCGGCCGATCCCGTGGCGCTTGGCAAGGGTTTTCAGCATGTCCTCGCTGATCGGCACCAGGCCGTCGAGCACCAGCTGGCGGGCGGTTTTGAGGGTGGGCCAGGGCGTCATGGGGCTGCCGCTCCATTCGTCACGGCGCGCACGGCGTGCGCGCCGAACATGGGGCAGTCGCGGGCGAGCCAGGGGGCGGTCATGGGGCGAGCCGATCGAGCAGGCGGCGCAGCCAGGACTGCCTGGCCATGCGCCAGCCGAGTGTCTGGCAGGCTCGGCAGGGCTGGATAGTCTGGTTATATTGGCCCGGCGTCACATTGCGCTCGATTACGGCGCGGGCGTCGAAACAGACCATGCAGGGAATATCATGGCTCGCCACAGCCATGAAGTCGAAGGTCCAGACCCTGTGGCCCTGGATCGGCGCTTGGCCGCCGCGGCGCGTCCAGTGATCCATGGCCTCTTCGTGGGGCGCTTCGGTGAGGTAGCGGCGGCTCATATCTTGCCCCAGACGTGCATGCTTTCCCGCCCGCACCGCGTACACCGGCGCATTGGGATCTGGTGATAGCTGGGGAAAAGCTGAATGACGACGAACGTGGTCCAGGCGTGCCGGCCGAGTTCGCAGCGCAGGCTCGGCAGGCGCGCGCCGGCGAGGCAGGCGAACATCGCCCAGCCGACCGCCGCGAAATCCGCCGCCAGGATCAGGGTGACCGCCGTCTTGGCGTCGGCGGGCGTCACGCCGTCCCCTCCGCCTCGAAATGCTTCAGCTTGAACCGGTCGATCCAGGCCTTCAGCTCGCGGTCGATCAGGTCCATGCGGCGCAGGTCGTCGGGCGTCGGCTCGGCGTCGTCGTCCAGGATCGACATGATCGAGTGAAACAGGTGCTGGGCGCCGGCCATGAAGGCCATCTCCATCTCGTCGAGATGGGTCTGGTCGGCCTCGCGAGGAATGGCCTCGATGCGCAGGCTGACAAAGCCGGCCTTGACCATCTGGCCCTGGTCGGTCAGGCGGCGCGCCAGGTCGTCGAGGCCCGCGCGCCAGGGGTCGTTCTGCGCGGCATCGCGGTGGCGTTTGGCCTCACCCATGGGGTTGTTCTCCGACTTGCTGATCTACGCGCCGCCAGATCGCCTCATGGGTCGAGCGGTCGATGGTCTCGCGGGCGATGTCGATGAAGAGGCGTTCGCGGGTCTCCTGGATGGTGTTCTGGGCGGCTTTCCTTGCAGCCTTGGTCAGCCTACCCTTGCGGATCTCATAGCTCGCGCGGCGACTCCGCAGGTCTTTTAGGACTGTCAGGGTGGCGCTCAAAAAGCCTTCGTCCCGGTCCATCGGCGGCTGCGCGATCTCATCCGTCCGGTCGCGACTGACGGCGTCGATCACGGCGACTATGTGAGCGATCGTGGTCTCTAAGGCGTCGGTGGACGTGAAGAATTCCGGGTCCGGAAATATGGCGCGCTCGGCGAGGGCGGTATTGGTCCAGTCGCTGTTGTGGCCGGACGGTCGCAATGGGGGCGGCCGGGGCATGCGCCGGAGCGAGGGTGTCCGCGCCGCTTGAAGGTTGGAGATCTGGCGACCGGCGATGCGATGGGCGTAACGCAGATAGGATAGGGCGGACGCCGCCCGACGTTCCCATTCCAGATCGTCAGAGCGAAACTCAAGGTCCGTTTCCACGCGCACGATCCGCATTTCCAGATCGTCGCGCAGGTGTTCCAGGGCCGGGATGTCGGTGATCGCCCTGATCTGGGCGGCGGTCGGCGCCGGATGATCCTTGGCCGGTCTCTGGTCTGTTTCAGTCATGGGGGAGGGGCCGGCCATCAGCCAACCCCGGCCAGTTGGGGCGCGTAGCCCCAGCCGATGCTGTGGCAGATCGCGGCATGGTCGAGGGGATCGCCCAGTCGCTCTTCGATGTCATCGGGCGGCGTCCAGTTGAACAGGCCCTGGCGGCCGACCAGCGGGACCGGCTGGCGCAAGGGACGCACCTTGGCGATTTCCCAGGCGAAGCGGCCATAGCCAAAATTGCCCGCAGCGGCATCGGCGCGGGTCAGTCGGCCCGCGACGTCCTCGGCGCGGTGAACATTGCGCAGCTCGCCGATGGCGACCACGACGCCCGTGGGGCGATCTTTGTGCCAGAATAGGCCGAGGGCGCCGACGCACAGCGCTTCAGGCGCGCCAGCCAGGTCCAAGGTCTTTGCGGCGTGGATGGCGATCGGTCCGCGATAGGTGGTCGACCAGTGGCGCGTCTCATGGCGCTTGACGCCGCGCGCGACCAGCGAGGCCCAGGGCTCCCAGATCGATAGGGCCTTGATCGGCCGCCGTTCTTCAAAAAGGTCTTTCAACGTCCGCAGCTCCATCACGATGATTTTGAAAGGCATGGGTCCCGGCTGATGCGAGGCCGAAGGCAACGAGCCAGCCGGGACCCATGGCCACTCACCCGGACCCGTCCCCGGACCCGGACCCGTCCCCGGACCCGGAC